ACAGAAATTTTGGGGGTGGTCTTTTTGTTTGTTTATATATATAGTATAGACAAAGAATACTAACAAAATGTTGTCCCATTTTAAAAATGCTACAAACTCTTACTTGCGTAATTTTCTGCGAAACTCGAAAAGGATCGTACACGACGAACCATTGACGTTATTATATTAAAAATCTAATAACTATTATTGGGGCCCGTTCCCAATTTCGTCTAATATCCATTCTTAACAGTAATGGCTCTTCGTTATTATTATATATAATACTATATATAAAATAACTCGACTAAAATAAACGCAAGGGACTTTTAAATACCTTAGCTAGTAAATGAAATACTAAGATGACGGCGGATCCCAAACAAAAACCACCTACTTATTAGACGCTTACTAACTTCTAATACTTTGGTATAATTCGTATTAAATATTATATAATTACGCTTATATACATAAGACTATATATAATACTAATACGAACCCTTACGGGCTTCGTTACGAGATATAAAAATTGATTGCGTGCCACACTCCGCAAGCTTCGCTCGCACACATCGGTATATATTTTCTTGATATATACTGATAGACACACAAACGCATTAGATATATTGTTACGAATTCTAAAGAATACTATTTCTCTTCGCAAGCTACATCGATAATACTATTCTTTAAACGAATTCTACATTCAGTTCGCTGACGCTCACAACAAACCAATATGATCTCTACCATACTATACTATCGTATTGGCTAATAAATATAAATAGCTAAATAGATTCGCGGCGCTCCCTATTCTTCACATTAATAGCTCTCATTTATATTATATCTAATATAAGATCCTTTTAGTATAAAAAATACTTTTATAAAGTTTATTAATTAAATACAAGCTAATAAACATTTAAAGGTATAAAGGTTAAGACCTATATTGACTAGTTAAAAACATCGTCAAATAATATACTAAAAACATATCTCTCTTTTAATAAAATACCGACGGCAGAAAATATACTATATATATTATTAACATATGATACAGATACTCCCGGGCGGAAAATTCTTAAAATGCCTCGGCCATAGTCCTCGGATTTTCCAGGCCGAATTTTCCTTCTTACTGTAAATAAGGATCCGTGCCGTATTTACTATATACTACTATAGTATAATACGATATACTATATCACGATATACTAAATACTCACCAATCCTTATTGCCTATCTAGCTCCTATAAGACTATATATATACTCGCTCACTTCGTTCGCTGCGCTCCCTGCGGTCGCTGACAAATATATTATATGCTCGCTCCCTGCGGTCGCTCGCTAGCTATATAATATACTATATATACTCTTATGATCGTCGCTTACGCTAGGACACTACAATTCACTCCGCTCACTGACGTTCGCTTCGTTCTTCGGGAATAACTATATACTACATTCACTACGTTCATTACTCCGCTTGCTTCGCTCGCTGCGTTAATACTATTATGATACATATATATAAATAACTAAATTACTCTCTTGAGAAGAGAGATAACAGAGAATATATACATATAAAATACTGATAACATAACTACTCTCTTAAGAAGAGAGATAGCAGAGAACTACTAATAATAAATAATAAACATAATTACTTTCTTGAGAAGAAAGTAAACAAAGAACATACACGGCTCGCTTCGCTCGCCTCTTACTAATAAATAATAAACAAAACTACTCTCTTTAGAAGAGAGTACACAGAGAACTTGATATATATGCCCTCGCTTCGCTCGGGCTTACTATATATAAAATAATATACAGTCGCTCGCTGGCGCTCGCTCCTTAATAATTCTTGGCGATCGGAAACGTAATCGTTCCGATAAAAAAAAGCAGTCACTAAAAAAATTAGCCCACTGCCAAATGTGTCCAAAAAAATGGACTTTCGCTAAAGCTAACACACGAATTATGCCATACGTACCCAGGTGGTATGCTTTTCGCGAATTATAAAAAAATATACATTTAGCTAATGCTGTAACGACAGTATCACCTAAATGTATATTCAATATAAGAAAAAATAAAGGTTTAGCCTAGGAGAGCAAACCCTGCCCCTCTAGACTAAACCCTTATACGATACTTTCATTTTGACTATACAGCAAAAAGTATCAAATACTGTATAGCCTGGATATTCATAATTATCTTATTAGTTCTAGTTAGGAATATCCTAAACAATAACTAGAACCCAAGGTTGCCACCTACACTCGCCCCTAGCAACTAGAGCAACTGCTATTAATATTTACCGACGGTTAATAGCAATCGTCCGCAACTGTTAAGCTCCTTCGCCAACAGTTTCATTTACAGTAGCTTCGGCATTGTCTTTAATGATTTCAATGCCTTCTTCATTGCTACCAGTAGAACCGAAGGATTTCTTCAAATTCCTAAGTTCGTCAGACACAGAAGCTTCTTTCCAAGCTTCTTTGCCCTCATTTACAATTACTGCAGTGGCACCCATAGCCACTTCTGCAGTCTTCTTGAGACCACCGAAGATACCTTTGGCACTAATGCCAACGGCACCGATACCGACATCTTTCACAGTGTCAGCTTGGCGACCAACGAACTTAGTTGCACTTTTAACCCAGCCAGAGAACATAGTATTTCTCTTAGCACGGGCAAAGGCATCAGTGATGTCCTTTAAGTGCTTGTCGTCAACTTCGACCTTAATACCGCCGTCGATATCCTCAACGGAGCCCTTATATTCAACAGTAATCTTCTCACGCATATATTCCAAGATACTGTCGTTATTATGTTTTAAGTTAAATTGAGCCATTGTGGGCCTCCTCTTTATTAATAAAAATAAAGGGGGCTAATGCCCCCAATGTTAGATAAGGTCTTCTGCAGACACTTCTTCAGCCTTAATCTCACGAATAAGGTTTAATGTACCATTGATACACGCCATGCGATGTTTCGCATTTGGAGTATTCTTTGGTCTAAGAGCTTTAAGCTCGCCGTTAACTTCGACGATTTCATAAGCGTAGCTAGATTGAACACCATAAGCCAATTTGATACCGTTTTCTGCAACGCCACGGTTGAATTTAACAACATCACCTGCTTGAAGTTCAATACCTTCTGGAACTTCAAGAGCATAGCTGTGCTCCTGAGACAAACGGCTGATACGCAAGCGAACATTTTGTTGTTGAGCATCTTTTAATGCCAACGCAAGACGTTTGAATTGTTCGCGGTCTTCTGCAGAGTCGGCTTCTTTCATAACCGCATCAGCTACTTTAGCTGGAGTAAGACCATCTTTTAAATTCTTCATGATGCTGTATGCACGAATAGCTACTGCATCAGAAGTAACGATTTCACCTGTAAATTGATTATAATTCACAGATTTATCAGCGAATAACTCAATTTCTTGAGCTACTGCGTTAGCACCCATACCTACATAGGATGCTCCTGTAACTTCTACGCGTGCAGGTTTGGTGTCACGTACACCAGGAGTACCAGCAACTACTGCTGATTTCATGTTAGCCCAACCGTTAGCGTTGGAGCCGAAAATGTAGGAAGTTACGTTTGCGAATTGTTTTTTGTTAGACATAATAATGTCTCCTTTCATTAAAAGTACCCTGACTGAGCTTCTCAGGGTGAAAATAAAATCTCCTCTTGCACACACTTGCAAGAGATATCAACATTAGATAGGTCAATGCTTATCTAATGCTCATATCTCCCGCAGTCTTCACCGCGGAAGAAGAGGAGAAAAAGTATGAAAGGGACCTCCACACAAAAGGCCCCATGAAAGATTTCGGGGCGGAGCCCTCTCAATCTCATAAGGTATATAAAACCTTATATCAACTACCGTAGATGCACATTAGGTTGTTGTGTATCTTTATAAAGGGAGGTATTATGAGTACATAGCACCTACGGTAGCTTATATAAAGCTTTATATGAAAATAAAATATGACCCTAGCTATTAATAGAGGGTCACAGGAGATTTCGCCCCGGAGGGGAAACTTCAGAAGTTAACCCTCGGGGAAAATCTTATAAAGCTTATCGCTTATTCAAGCGATGTTGCAATACTGCCATTTTGACAGCACTGCCTACAGTCCAGCCCACTAAGAACCAGAATACGCGGAATGTTACAGGGTATTCCGCATAAAACCCATTTAACCATTTTGTGAATTGTTTTTGCATGATAATGCCTCCATTAGCGATTAATTAAAATTAACAGTGTAATAGTAAAACTAATTACAAAACCTAATTGAAATGCCAGCATCTTGTAGACGCCGGCACAATTTTCTCTAGCTTTATTAAGGCCTGTTATAGCTTCGTTTAATATGAGTGTCTCCTCCTTATTAGTCAGCCATAGCACAGCTTTGATAAGCTACTAATGTTCTGGATACAAATTCGTATCCTTGATGCTCACGAAGAACACTAAAAATTCCGTCAACGGATTGAACGGAAATATATTCTCCTACTGGAGATTTTAGAACATAATTGTAAAGACCTGTGATAAACATAACTTTTTCTCCTTTCACAGATATGAATAAATAATGAGGACAAATTGCCTCACAGAAAATTTCGGCACGGAGTGCCAGAGAACTTTAACAGGAGTACTATGCCGTAAATATCGACATAGTACCTCATGAAAAGTTTCGGCACGGAGTGCCAGCATTAATCTCCAGTTAATAATTTAATAGTTTCTGGAGATAACTTACGATACGAATACTCTGTAGCAAGATACATTGGCCGACGTTCATAACTAATACAGTCTTCGTCGTCGTCGCCAGAAATATCTGCCCAAGCTTTAATTTTAATGACAGGCTGGCTGTCAAAATTACACATATTTACAGAGACAATATCATCTCTGTAATATTTAGCTTCAATGTATTCTAATGCTTTATTAGAATCATTAACATCGATAATTTGGTCGGGGAATATCTCCCCGAAGAAAATAAACTTCATTATATACCTCCATAAATGCGTTGAACATCTTCTAGAATGTCCAATACATCTTCAACTTCTAACCAGCCACGCACATCGTCAGTGATAGGTGTGTCGTAACAACACTTGTCATCTCTAAGCATAGCTAGCTCGAACAAACCTTCGTCCCCGCCATAAGTCATGGAGCTCCGTATAACGGAAACTTCCATGTCACTATGGCCAGGAACATTAAAACGATAACATTCGGTTTCAGGAGCGAATACTCCGGCTTCACGAATAAAGAAATCCTTGAAGAGAGGATGACGAATAAAGTCTTTTACAACTTCTTCGTCTTTAAATACGTTGGCAGATAATAATTCTGTCCAGGAATTTTGATTTTCTTGACATGGCATAGTCGCCTTAATAGTTTTCATAGTTTTTTCTCCTCCTATGAATAAATAAAGTACAGAGGGATAAAATACCCTCATAAATAATTTCGCCCCGGCGGGGCAGAGTACACACTAGTAAACTACCACAGCCAGATCGGCTAAATAACACGACAAAGAATATATTCCGCAGTAAAGACCCGAAGGGACACTGCCGAAATTAAGACAAAGGTGACAGGTGAGTATTCGACGACCAGAGACGCAGCAACCTGAGCGATAGCTAAACGTTGCAAGCGTCGGAAGTCGAATACGGTGCCGCCCTCTCTTATTAGTATTATAGTATTAATTAACATACTATATATATACCAATAAGGGCGGACACCTGTTACCGAACAATATAAATAAAAAATAAAGCTTTAGCCATAGATATATATAATAATATATCTATAACTAAAGCTTAATACATTACATAAGAGCTAATATTGTTCTCTTACGAGAAATCTTATTAGCTCTTTTTAATAACTCACACCATTCTTCTGGCATGATATTTTCTGTAAGGCACCATACCTTACCGTCTGCTTCTTTGAAACAAACGTCGATGCCATTACCGTAATCCATAACGTCGATAATCTCAACATTACGAATACCACGAGAAATAAGACCTAAGTTTAATGCGATAATAGAAACTGTATTCATGATAATACCTCCTGTGAATACAAATAATAATATGAGGGCAAATTACCCTCATAGAAGATTTCGGGACGGAGTCCCGATATTAAATAACAAACAACTTATATAGGACTTGCCCCGCAGGGGACTCTCCGTCAGGAGGCCCCCGGCAGGGATAATTTCCGTTAGGAAATTTCTCTTAAAAATCTTATATAAGTATAATTAGAAACTGTCGGGCCCTCGCTCTGCTAAGCTACTTCTTCTAGTAATGCTAGAGAGGAGGACCCGAAGGGTAAATTAATCTAATACTGTAAGCATCATAGCCACAGATTTGATCTCACGCCCTTTCTTTTCAAACTGATTAAAGCACATGTTATCGATATGTACTTTAATCTTAGCTTCACCGTAAGATCTCATAATCATCTCACGAATTTCAGAGGATAAAGATATAGCACATAATTGTGCATATCCGTTTCCTTTAAGAGATTTAACGAAGATACCGTCAGATGGCGCCTTGCCATCCAATCCCCTTGCCTTAATAGTCTTAGCTACAGAACCAGCCATTAAGACAAATTCTTCGTAGCGAAGAACTTCGCCATCAGCACCATCCATACGGAATCCTTGTGCTGTTGCTACTTTTGATGCAGCGTTAGCAAAATCATTAGATTTTACTAGCAACTGCTTCTTAGGACGGTCAAGTTCCATGCCGTCCAACGGTGTTACGATGATATAAAGGCTACCGTTTTCTCTAACGAATAATTCATAGGATCCATTTACTGTAGGATCGCAGAATAAGTATTCATCGGAGCTTAAGCCTTTATTGAAGAAGACGTATTCGCCTTCCTCTTCTGTAAGACCTGTTGCTGGTTTATAGGCATCAGCTGCGCCTTTAAAACGTGGAGTCACTTCGACAACACGAAGAGACTCTAGTTGCTTCTCTTCAGAAGCGTTATCCCATGCATAATGCACGAGATCTTTTTTAAGGCAGACGGATCCATAAATGAATCCGGCTTCACGTGCAGCCTTGTACACGTTAACCTCATCTGGATTTATGTTCATGCCCCAGATAAGCATATTACGAACGTAATTAGAAATTTTCCCCATAGGAGAACTCATAAGCTCTCCTTTAATATTTTCGTTCGAGGATTTGCGGATGTCCTCGATCAATTCGTTAACATAGCCTGTTAAACCTTTAGCTACGCTAACTTCTTTTTTTAAGTTGATGCCGTATTTATCTACGGCAGTTTTTAAATGGCACAATGCCTCTAACGCCACTTCATTCTGGATTTCATACAACCCAGAATTAATACCAAGACTTTTCACTTGTTGTTGTTTGTTTTGAGTTCTCATTTTATTTTTCTCCTCTTAAAAACTCGCGGCCGATTTTAACGGCATCGCTTAATGTAAGTGTACCATTTTCAAGGTCAAGATCAATACATGCGTATTGTTTTCTACGCATGGAATGAATCCCTTTTAACATGTCACCGATTGGGTCAATAGCTGTTCCTGGGCCAGCTTTTGCCATATCGATGATGTGGCCGATAATGCTCGGCGCAATAATTAATATGTCAACTAAATAATTTAAAATCGACTTATCATCCATATTTGAAGACATAAAATTATTAAGCATAGACTCTACCACTTCTGTACAGCATTCATCTTCATGAATATCTGTATTTGCTTGGAAGTGGCGTTGATATGCCGGCTTGGACATATCAACTTCAAGCTGAAGATTCTTACGGATAATTTTGCAAGATTGGTAAAATACGATTGTTCCTCGTGTCCCAACAATTTCTAGGACTAAGGAAGATTTATTTACGTATTTACCAACATTCATGTCAGTTAAACCTGATACGAATACGTTTTCAATAAATTCTGAGTAGCTTGCTGCTTCAAGCAATCCTTGAGCAGCATTTTCAGATTTGATTCCGACCATATAATGGACTTTTCCATCATACATGTCGGCATCAGTTCCAACCAACCACAGATGTTTATCTGTATCGTGGTCGGAACCGCCCTGAGACATTTTAAAATACTCAGAGCCAGTACAAATGAACCCGGAAATCGGAATCATCTTCAACTCGTCCAATGCAGCATCAACTAGACCTTGAGCTAACTTCTCAAGGTTTTGTTTTACGCCTTTAGACACTAAATATTTAATAGCGTCCTTAATGTATGCATCATATCTGTTATTCAATAAACAGATAAAATGCTGTGCAGGCAGAATCACAGCGTTGTAAGATTCCCCCGCATGAGGGAATCTGATACCTTCAGCTTTGATGCCGATAGATAAGTTAAGGCAGAGCTCTAATAATGCTTTGTCTGATTCTGCATTGATCAACTCTTCTTTAACCTCTGGAGATATTTCTTCTCCAGTGATATCAACAGCACGATATCCGCACTTTTTCAAAGTACGAATAAATTTAGTGTTGGATACACCAATTTGGTGCTCCTCTACCAAACGCACTATAGAGAATTTAAGAATAGGGTCTACCTCTGCGGTAGCCATGAAGCTACCACAGTTACTATCCCATTTAGAGTTTTCGAACATTTTGTTCAAAGCCTCAACTATATTCTTTGTGAAAGAGATGCCGATTTGAGCATCTTCTTGAAGAAGCTCTGGCATCAATGCTACTGCTCTATCCACTTCAGAGCCATGATAATTGCCATGGAAATGTGCTTCAATCTTAGAAGAAATTTCTTTTTTCGCTACTTGCGCAATATATGCGCGATTTAATTTCTTGTTCATAGTTTTCTCCTCTCTGAACAAACAACTGAGCTCCTACACAACATATTGACAGTGTTGTGTGGAGATTCTCCCACGAGTCTCGTGGAAGAATTGAAGGATGCGCCACTCCCATGCTTTAGGAGATGGTGCCAATTCAGGTGTACGTTTCATTCCGTTTTCGTCTGTTATTGCTAACAAACGGCCTTTCGGATTACCAAAGAAGGCAACATTATAGTTACCTTTCTTATAATAATCAACAAACTTTTCGGCATGGATTACACCGTCCTCCATACCGAAGACTTGAACCTTATCCATAGCTAAGAAAGCTTGTTTCCAAGCCTCCATTGATTTGCTATGTAGAGGCTGGCTACCAACCTTTACGGATAATGCTGTTATCCGCATTTGATGATAGCTTGGCTTTGATGCAGGCATACCATAAGTGGAACAGAACCACTCATGGTTATGATAAGCCATACCATCATAGCTATCACCAAATTCAGTGCTGTCTAATTTAGGGACTATAGCAATACAGTCCTTAGTTAGATCAATACCTATAGTTTGTGCTGGTGCAGCAAACAAACCTACATAGGTATTTAATTTTTGTGCCTTGCCCGGTGTAAGGGCAATAGCTGTGAAACCTTGAGCACATAATGCTTGTACTCTGGCCTCGAATTTCTCGCGCTCAGATTCAAATACCATGACTACCATAAGTTGGCGGATCATGCTTGGTGAAAGCTGGAGCGCATTTAAATGGCGCAAAAGTGGGTGCTTCTTTGTCATCTCTAACACACTAACAACATCTTGAACTTTCCGTAAATGCGAGAAGTCCAATTTACAAATTCCTGGAATGTAAGCATTCGTATCTACGAATACTTTGTTTTCCCATCTGATTCCGTCAGATGGACCATCCAAGCAAACGATACCGGTAGCAACAGATGCACGGATAGTATCTCCATGCTCCAAAATACCAGAAACAGGCAGGCTAGATATGCTTGCATGTGCAAGCGGTATCTTTGCCTTACCTTTTAATTCAAATGTAAAACTGGATACATTGGCAGTTTCAAACTGCTGCAATGCACCCAAGTCTTCCATATAATTATGGAAGACAGTTTTTGTTGCTTCTTGAGCAACTAATTTTAATTTTAAATTTCTTGAAACCATGTTATACCTCCCAGAATAACATTAAAATAAAAATAGTTTAACGTCATTTCGGACAAAACAAATAACAGATTTATTTTATTTGTTTCAAATCTGTTACATGTTCAAAAGTATTGGACGCGGCATGATTTTCACGCATCCAAGCTTTCGCTTGCTCAAGGCCATTGAAGCCTTTGAACTTTGCAGACTTACCATCAGTGAGCTCTTTACAGTGAGCCCACTTAAGAACAAAGCCTGTATATTCTACGCTAATTACAGCGTAGAAGTTTTTATTCTGTCTTTCTGGACGAACAAAAACTTGATCTTCTTCAGTGTCAGCTTTTACTGAAGATTCTGTTGTTGCTGCTTTTTCAGCAACTAGTTTGGCTTGGCGCTTTACTTCGTTCCAAGCCCAATAAACTGTGTTATACTCTTTATCAGTGCAACTTTTCTTGCTTGTGTGGCTAACTGGAGTTATAAAGGATAATAATCTATCATTACTGTCCTTTACTAATACTGTACCATGCAATGATACAGTTTTTATATTTTTAAAGCCTAAGTCCTCATAAAAGACTTTTGCTTTCTTACCTCCATCGATAATGCTGGAGTATTCTTTCTTACCAGAGAAAGTTTCTCCGGAAGAGTTTAAAATACCAAATACAAAGAATTTTTTTAAGTTTGTTGTTGCAGTCATAATAGACCTCCTTTGCCTTACGGCATTAATTAAAATAAAGGGCATAAACATATCCCTTATATAAAAGCTATATCTTATATATAATATAGCTCTTATATAAAGAATGAGTTAGTATTTATATAGCGTCCTAACTCACGACGCTTCTCTTAGCACCTAAACACTACAATGTAATGTAAGGTGCTAAGATAACTGCTCCTGCTACTACTAGACCTGCTAGTACAACAGAAGCAATAACTATAATTAGAATATCTCTGTACATAGTTTCACCTCCTGTTCTACATGACAAAGATATATACTTAGCTATAGTTTATAGTCATACAGCTGGACTGTAGTAGCTGAACCTATCTACCTATTTGTAGATAGGAACAGCTACTTTGTCTCCCGGATGAATGGTGTAGCTGGTTGCACCTCCTTCCATCTTGCGAGACTCAGCCACTGCTGTTGCAGTAGCTTCTCGAAGGTCGTAGTCAACCTTCGAGTCTTTGTTTGCATCTTGTACGATACTATTGATGGTTTCGCCTCCTTTCACGATATGCAATTGGAAGCTTGTTGGTTGCACTGGTGTCAACCACCATGCTACCATAACTAGTACTGTTGCTACTGCCATGATCATTGCTACAAATTGTTTTTTCATTTTGAATTCCTTTCCTCCCATTAATTAGACATAGACATTGTGAAGGAAGTGTTTTGTTTTACACAATGTCTTAATTAACTTGACCCCATCACAATGATGAAGGTCATGACCAATCGACCATCGTTCGGTCCAAACACCACCATGAATCAAAGGCGGGGGGGCGAACTTTGGTCGATAGGCCATATATATATAAAACACTTACCCCCTCTAAAAATTTTTCAGATTTTGACTATAAATATGTTTTTCTCAACAAGCCATCCATATTGAGAATATACTTATTTATAAATTCTTTTTCCTACTTATCCTTACCAAAAAAAATATACGTACCACAATCTACATCCTTATAGCGAACATATATTCGATAAAAGAAAACAAAAAAAATAAGAGCCCGGTTAAAGGCTCTTACTTATAGCTAAGAAAGTTTGTTATGAAATCTTTTTTGACGAATGTTTTAAATTCGTTGAACGTCGCTTCTTCGCGTTTTTTACCGATAAATTCTTTAGCTAACTGTTTAGCTTGTTCTTTAAATAACAACGTCTGAATCTCGCCGCGTAGTGTATGAATCTCGTAATCGATATGTTCGTAATTACGAAGTGATAGAAATTTAATCACGGCGATAAAGATATATTTCTTACGTATATCGTATTTTCCAAGAAGTGGTTGTTCATACAGATAATTACCGACGATATCGTACTTAATAATTTCTTTAATATTGTTTTTTTTAAATCGAGTAAAAAACGTACTAAACGACGAATAATACATATCGACTAACGTGTCGATATAACTATTAATCGACAAGTTTGTCTTTACAGCCATCATTACCTGATGCTCCCATTAATAGTAATAATACCAATTCATCGATAAAGAGTTTATAAGCTTCTTCTTGATTTTGTGGTTTCTTTTCGAGAATCATTTTTTCGATTAAATCAGTTTTGATCGACATATTTTCGATTTTTTTAATGCTATTAACAATATCGTAAGACTCAAGAGTATAAGCAATAATATAGTCGTCGGGAACACTACTCTTTAAAAAAGATGGATGCACTTTATTATTACTATAATCATATACTACGTCTTTTAATAGAAATTGGCCATGCTTATATTTGTGCCACATATCTGTTAAAAAAGCTAAAATACTAATCTTAATTTTATGATTAGTAATGTTACCGACTAAATACGAATAAAAATTGTTGGCGTTAATTTGTTTCATAAAAAAATATCCTCCATATGAAAACAATAATATTTTTATATACTATTAGTATATCATATAGAGGATATAATTACTACTAAAATACTAAATTAAATAGTAGTAGTAGTAAAATGCAACATATTACAATAAGCAACGAATAAGTTAGAAGGTTAGAAAAAGTCGGAAGTTTCGGAATTAATTATGATGGGTCAGAAAATTCTTCGTGGATTGTTGATTTTGATAGAATCAAATTATTAGATTTGCCAAAAAATTGGTCAATAATATATGTTAGATTAAATAATTCTGGAAACTTTATAATTCTAATTAACGGAATGAATAATTATAGGTCTTTAAATGAAAACATATACATTGATAATAATAGATTGATAGGATATAGACAATATTTGTATAAAAGCAATATTTCATATGAAATATTTATATTTTAAAATATAATATAAATTTGAGGAATTTCATATAAATGTTGTCTTGTACATATTCCATTTTCAATATTAGGAGGAACTTGTGATTGACATACAAAACACAAGTATCCATCTTTTATAAATAATCTAATATTATAAGAATTATTTGCACGACCTATTCTAGATCTAACCCATCTTTTCAAATCATTATTATTTGTATATTGAATAATTTCTTCTTTTAATAAAATATTTACATTTGTTTGATAAGCTATTTCAGTATGTTCATTATCATGTCCACCTGTCGTATAACTATGTTGAGATGTCGTATGATAATAAATACCACTAAAATTATTTGGCAGTTTATATAATTTTTCATAAAAATTATAACCATTATAATCATAATCAATATACTCACCACGTAAATAATTATTGTTAACATATTCAACTGGAAGTTTAATCATACTTCTATTACTATTACTATTTAATTTAGTATTAATAGCATTGATTTTATCATTAATATCGTCGAGATCGTTCTGAACTAAGAAACGTTGAAAATTGCGATTCGCATCGTACCAACCAGGGTTATTAGTCGAACACAAATTTACTTGATGAGTCGTATCGTACGTACCGATATCTAAATCGGATTCACCTCGATTATTTAAGCTCGATTTAATACTATGAAATGTATTCGTATTTAATAAATCTAAAGACGGGATTTTTAAACCTTCGTTAAACGTTACGAGACCCGTAAACGTATCGCCCGCCTTATTAGCTTTAGCATCGATATTTAATAGTAGATCGGCAGATAATTTATCTTTCGTAATCGCATGATCACGAATCTTACGAGTCGTAACGCTAGCATCGGGATGATCGATTTCCTCTAAGGTGCGATGTTTACTTAAATCAGACTTAAGACTGTTAACTAATTGTTTAAGGCCATCGCCGTTCGTATCCAAAGAAGATTTTAAATCATTCTTTAAATTGGCAAGCATTGAGTCGATCTGATCTTTTAAATAATATTTAGCGACGAGATCGTTTAATAAACCATCGACTTCGCCCTTTGTATAATGTTCCTTTAACAGATTCACTTTAGTCGGGAATAACTTATATAGTAAGAAAGCACTTAATGCTTTATCTTCGTCGAAGTTAGATTCGCCGTCGACGAATTCGTCGGACGAAATGACTTCTTTTTTGTCGACATGCTTAACCCTATCCTTAAGTCTATTTAACATGTCAGCACGTTTTGGTTCACTTTCGTTAACGGTGAACTCATAATCGTATATATTAGTTTCTGGCATATGAATATGTCCTTTCGTAGATTTAAAATATATACTACTATATTACAGAAAAAATCCCCGCACTAAGTACGGGGATATATCTTTATTATAAATGATCGTTAGGTTGTAACGGGATGATACGCCAAGATCCAGGGCCTTCAGTAGACTCTGCAACATAAAGCGTATTATTATCTATTATCATTTGTCCAGCAAATGCTGGTGCTTGTGTCATATCAGTTGCCATAAGTTTGTCGATGCGAACATAATCTTTTAATCTGTCGCTAACATCGGCAGCATTAACGACCCATTTAGTACCGTTCCAGAACACCGGCATATCGAGTGTTGTATCGAAATACTGTTGACCGACAACTAAATGCTCTGTCGGACGTTGTTCTGTCGGGCCAGAATGAATAACCGGGATAGTCTCGTATGTCATATTAGACATCGTATTAAGATTTGATCCAGGTATAAAATAAACTTCCATACTAAAGTCGCTAGGAGCATTAACAACATCGGCTTTATAAGTTTCAGGGATACGAAGCTTCATTGTTTTAGCTGTAGGATCGGCTTCGATGATAGGGAAATTACCTTTACCTAACGCACCTAATTCTGCTCCGACTCCAACTGGTTTACCAGCATGAGAACCGTTTTGCCATGTCGGATATACATCGAACCCAATCGATAAAGTACGGTCACCATTGTTAACAACAGTAGTCGGTTTATCGTGAACGTATTCTGTATTGGTCGTATATTTATATGTCGATACATAACCTAAATGACCGGTTGCTTTAGGATCTGATTCGATATACACATCACCGGAAACACCGGCAGAGTAGTGACTATAGTCGTTATCTTTAGCATCAGTAAGAGGAGAGCCTTTAGCATTAAAATAAATAGCAGAACCTTCTTCTTGGAAAAGTTGATTTTTATCATTAGGCTTCATTTCCCGAATCGTACGATCTCGACCAACGAAAACTCGTGTCTTAGCATTTTCTTCGGCACGTACTTCGAATCTCCGGTTTAGATAACCTTTGGCTCCATATTCATCGGTAGAACCTAAATTAGTAAATAATTTTAGCTTGTCTGATTCTTCAACACCGTTAGGAGCAATCGATAATATAGGAGAATCGATCCAAGAGAATAAATATCGATCAGTAAGAGCCGTAAAGTTTTGAACAAAGTTAGGGAATTTTAAATTATTAACTTTGACCTCGGCTTTGTCTTCATTAGGAGATTCAAGTTTAATAAATGGAACTGGATAGTCTCCGTCTGGCAAATATTGTGCTTCGCCTGAATGCGTAATATCTAGAGAGATATTATTTAACTCTGTCGAAGCAATTGCATTTATATTGAGAAGATTAGTCGATAAATTCCAACGACCTGTTAATTTAAGATCATTTATTTTATTAGCGTAGAAAGTAACGCCCGATAAATTAACTAGATCGATATCGTCGCTATAATGAATTACGACGTTGTTCATATCGATATAAGAATAAGAACAGATACCATAAGTACAGTTATTAGAAATAATGTTACTCACCTTGGTATTCGATCCTTCTACTTCGATATATACAGCATATTGACCATAATTAGCTTCGATATTATCAATTACGGAATTATGTAAAGGTTTCCCAAAATCGACAATTTGACCTTGCCCATCTTTTGTATTAGTTGCCTTAATATTTTTAATAATAAAATTATAATAGTTAGCATTAAGATCGCTATCGTCAGTAATAAATCTAATATAACTACCACTAATATCTTCTCGTGCTACTTTAAAAGAGAATCCTTCGACAGTCGTATTATAAATGTTATGATAGTCACTTAAGCCATTGTAGACACAGCTTAAAATAAAACCGATAGTGCTGACATTAGAATTAGATTCGTCGTGATCACAGTTAATTACGGCGCCATATAATGATTCAGATTTAACGGTTAAATAATGGTCACGATCTAATGGACATAAGATTTTAATTTTATCGCTAATCTTATAAGTACCGTCTGGGAAGAGAACTTCAGTATATCCTTCAGTATTCGCCTTAGTAAAGATTTCATTTAATTTAGCTGTTACATCGGTAGCACCTGTATTATCGACACCTTCTGTAACGACGTTAAGAGATTTCTTAGAACCGACTAAACTTTGAACATCGGCTTTTTTAACAAAGAGCTCATCGGTCTTAGTTTTATTATAAATTGCTTTATCGTAATGGTAAGTCGTAAGTACTGTATAAGAATTAGTGCCGTTATAATGTTTTAATTCTTTACCTAAGATAGTCGTAAGGTTACGTTTGTCGCCGACTTCTAAATTGTTGTTAGCATTAATTTTAGCCATAACATAATTAGTAGCTTTATCGACAGATTGACCATGATAACCGACTTGGTTACCGACTACGATACCGTTATTTAAAAAGTCGTTATTGATATTATTAAAGTAGCTTCTAGCAAAATCGTATTTGTAGATACGAATATAGTCGTGGCTATTAGCCGTCATATAGATAGCACCATCGACTAATGCGAAGTCTTCGATTTCGGCTTTCGGTTCGAACTCAAGTTCACGAACAATAGTAGCTGTATTATCGCTAATTTCGACTTCTACGATACGTCTCATTAAGCTGAATATAATTTTATTGCCGATGAATAAAGCGCCGTTAGAATCGTTATTTTTCTCGTTAACAGTTACTGTGTATTCTTTACCGTCAGTTAAATCGCTATTCGCATAAATACGAATTTTACGAGTACTGTTATCGGCTCCAGGAAGTATACTTACGTACTGACCTGTTACCGGATTGTAACCGACATTATAAAAGTTATCGGTATAATCTTTGTATTCGCCAGGAGTTAAATCGTCCCCTACGGTATAAATACGATTACCGTTAGCAGCACCATTCGTAGCCCGTAGTTTACCGTCGAAGAATAAAGTATTGCAATGGCCAAGTTTATTGGCACCAGTATTCTCAACACTGCGCGCGACACTAAAATCTTTATTTAACTCATATAAGATTTGTGTCGTACTATCAGCATTGATACAAGCTACGATAAATTTTTCTGTTTGAGGGTTATACGTAAACCCTTGGCACTGATTTACTTTTTCTTTGTCGAAAGGAACTTCGGCTACGAGAGCGATATTCTCAGCATATTGCATAACCGGCTTTTGATTCTTCTTAAGAATAGAACTAAGACCTTGTGCAATTTCAGAAATAATAGACATAGTGTCTCCTTATTACAAATAATTAATTCCGTTCATCTTGGCAATTTCACGAGCACGGTTACGAATCCAATTACCACCAGCAGTATATAAACCATCTTCGGTACGAGTATGGCATTCTGGTACAAGAATATCGAGATCCCAACGTTCTGCTGGATAATCGTATAAGTCTTGACGTGCCAAACAGCGTTCACCGTGAGTAAATACTTGGCTTAACGGTAAGCCCCAAGATACGCAACATAAATAAACTACAGTTGCCATTGCTTCGAGTTGTAATGCATTAACAGGCTCAGAACCTGGTACGTAAGTCGAATAACCAGTGAAGCCATCACCATTTAATTCAGAACCATAATTAGAGCAAGCCGAAATACCAAAGTTATTTGTATTTTCACGATAGCAATGACTAGCACGATTATCTAAATCTTGCATTATATGCACATTACCAGATCCATCGATACACATATGATAGTCATCAAACAACTGGTCGTAATGACCAGCTGTCCAATGAAGAGTAATCATAGTATTCGAAGAACCTTGTTGTTGAATAGTTGGATATACGTTTTTAATAACGTTATCACGAACTTGTTTTAATTGTTCTTCGTATGTCATATAAATTATTCACCTACATCAAAAATAATAATACCATCTTCAACAGAACCATTATAAATAAATTTCTTTTTACCGGTAGAATCATATAAATACGTTTCTAAAGTAGATGGACATTGATATGCAACGACATCTTTAAGATCTTTTTTTGTTACTTGACCACTTGTTACTCCATAACGGTTAACGATATAATATTTTATAGGATTATTATTTTTAAACTCAAGCTTTTTCTTAAGATTAATATTAGATACATTATAGCCTCTAATAACAGCATCTTTATCGAAATAAAGTCCGTCTTGATCATAATCTCTTGTCTTATCAAATAATTCATTAAATTTTTGAATTACCAATGAATCAAAATTACGACTTGAAGGACTTGAATAAGTCTCATTTGTTAATTGTCGATTATCCCAGTCATTAATATATCCAGAATAAGTAACTCCACTATTTAACAAATTTTTAATAGTAAGCTGAATTTCTATTTTAGATTTTTTCTCAATCTTATGATTATTAATATAAATATCGAATGGTGCCGTATTTTCAACAATAATTTTGTTATTTAAAATTTCTGCCTTAAGAATATTTGATGGATCATCGTTATATATTTTTTTAGAAATTAAGAATTTATATAATCTATCTTTTTGTTCATAAGAAAGATCGAACGCTTTGCCGCCAATATTTTCATCTTTAGAAAAAGAATCGAATGCTAAAGAAGAATCTTTTTCAGATTTAAATGGCGTAGATTGAATTAATAAATTTAAGAAAATTCCATACTGAGGAGATACTTTTGCATTTTTAACGGTAACAGTAGCAATGCCTTCATCATTAAAATTAGTATCTTTACCGTTAATGTTTACATAGGATTTAAATGGCCCAGATAATTTTACTGTAATATCAGAGCCATTAAAGTCGTAAGAAATAATTTCAACGTTCGGAATATTTAATACGCTATTAAATAATCGTTGTATATATAAATCTGTTTGATCAGCAAATGGAATGTTTTTATCGGCTAAAAATTTCTCGAATTCTGGCTTAAAACCTTGAGAAAATAATGAGGCTATTAATTTAGAAATTTCTTGAATTTGATTGTTTTCAGACATATTAAATTATCCTTTTATTTTATATTATAATGAATCAAAAAATGTGCCTTTTATCACAAAACCGATAGCAGCTTCAATCGTAAAATCATCAATAAAATCACTATGTTCGCCAATTTTAAATATCAAATTATCTTGTGATTTGGTATTATAATTTATAATAAGATGATATGATCCATTCTTTTTATATGCTTTAATAGAGTTCACTGATTTAATTTTATCAATACCGCTAATAATATTGTAATTATAAGTTGTTGTATATTGTTTATTTTGAGCAAACGGTATAATTTGTAACCCATTAATATTTTTCGGTAAATTTTGAGAATTTATTAAGTCGACAGCACCAGATTCATCAGTTTCTTCTAATGTTTTAAAAACATTGTCGATAACATATACATATTTATTTATTTCAGTATTATATCCATAATCATTTTTTTGAAGATTTACTTTGTTGCCATCGAAGCCAAATTCTTTTAATTCATCAAATGTATACCATTGATAAAAAATGTCGTCATTATTAAATAATTGTTGAATACAATCTTTACTAAGTATTGTATTATTTCGATCATGTCGTTGTTCTTTTATCCAAGGATATTTGAAATTATTTTTAATTTTTACTTTTACTTCGGTAGTCCCAGGTTTAATTTTAGACAACATACTTCCACGAATTTTGTCGTCAAATTCCATCGATTTTTGTCCGACAGGAATCGTAAAAGTTTCACCTAAATATTCGACTTCTAATGGTTCGTAATATCGATTAACAATATGGTGTAAATAATCAGAATTAGAACTAGAAAATAGTGACTGATTTATAAAGAAATATCGTCCAAAAACACTAGGCACAGTGTATACTGTTGCGCTATCATCAGGAGCCGGAACATTTCTTGTGGAATGAAGGACATCTTTAAATTTGCCTTTATAATTAGAAACAATATCAATATTATTTTTTAATTCATCGAATGTTTCCGCTAATCGTACGCCATCTTCAATCGTTGCAATACCTCCGCTATCGGCAGTAAATTTTACACCGTTAATTTCGTATTTCTTATTTGGAAGCAATCCACTAACTTTAAGAATTCTAGGATCGTTTTGATCTGGATATATAGAAACATTATCAGAGAATAAAAGTTCCGATGGATTTTCATAGAAAATATATCCAAATTTAACATAATTTTTATTTCTGTGTTCACTATCATCTGCCACAGGATAAGTAAAATCTTTAGAACAGTTTTCTAAGTATTTACTTTCTTCTGGTTTTTCGTAACCTTCAGGAAGATTTTTATTCATAGGAACCCATAAAATTTTAGCATATGGGAAAGGATTTTCTGCATCTTGTTTTACTGTAACCGTTAAATTACCAGATTCAGGAAATCTGTATACAGTATCGTTAATTTCGATATAACTAAAAGGTTGCCCACTAAATGTTAAAATATAATTATCGTCTTGTTCAGTAACGACATTAATATTTACACCAGTACCATAAGCAACACCAATATTGCCAAATAACTTTTTTAAATAAAATTTTGTTTCTTCAGGAAATGGAGCATTAAGATCCTCTAAAACAGCTTTAACTAAAGAAAGAGTTGTATTTGGTTTATAGGCCGTAATCTCGTTAGCTATATCTTGTATTTTATTATCAGGCATATATGCTCCTTATTTATTTAATCAATGCTTTAATTGTTTTTAAATTATTAGTAACGAAAGCTATCGGAGTAATTGATTTACCGATCATATTACCATCTTTATCGCAAATGAATATTTTTTTATTATTTTCGTCCATGGCAAGAATTTCAGCCTTGGATACAGGAACGCCTAAAACAGCTTCAGCTTGAGGTGGTATTTTTATAACCGAGCCCAAGAAATTAATATAATATCCGGCTGCGCTGAAGAAACTAGAACTAACAAGATTTGGTCTAATTTTTGCTGGAAACTCTTTATCACTAGTTCTTTCGATATTAGTACTTACACCTAATCGAACATTATTTAATTCCTCTTGTGTTAAAAGATTCGTAACAGTAACAGTCGATACATCTGTTCCTTCAGAATTTTTTATAACAGCTTGATTATAGTTAGAATTTTTATAAACTTCTAAAAATTCATCTAAATCAAATGGTATATCAACATGATTATTTTCAAAAATAGTATATTCCTGATTGTTAAATACTATTTTTACTGGTACATTTGAACTATTTGTAAATCTAATAAATCTTTTAATAGTATCATTTTGAGTATCTTTTTCACTTAACCATTGAGCATCGACATTATATTTGGCAACAATGTCATTGATATGTTTTAATACGCCAATAACAGGCTCTTCAATCATATCAAATGTTCTTAATGATTCAGAAATTTCTACAGTATCGATAATATTTTGAGCTGTTTTATTATTAGTATAACTAGTAGGTTTTTCTTTTTTATAAGGAAAATTAACTATAGAAAGATAAAAATTAAGGGTATCATCTGCTTTATTTAACGCTGGTACATTAAAATTAATTATTTTACCTTCGTTATTAAAATGAGTCGGAGTATCATTAATTTCGATATAGCTATCGAATGGACCTGTTAATGATACGATATATTCATTATTTTCTTTTCTAATAGAATTTAATGTAATTTCATTAGGTTTTATTAATTCATATGGAAATAATAAATCTAAATAATGTGCAACATTTTCAGGGAACGGTGCTTTCTTTCCTCTTAGAAAATCACTAAAAATTTTAAAGAAAAATTTATTTTTATATTCTAAAATTTCTTCAGAAATATTTTGTATTTGTTCGGACATATATATCTCCTTAACCTATGCGTTTCCACATATTAACAACGATATATGGAGGCATATTATTGTGAGGTTGGTTTTTACCGGATGGTAACATATTTATATTTAAATTGATAGTATGATTATGAGAAGCATCAATAACATAATTTCGTCCTGGTGAAGAATTTCCACCATCCTTAGCATGAATTCCATATTCACTTTCTTTTGAAACTATTCCAAAACCATCCCTATAAGGAACATCTGTTATGTCTCCATTTGGTCTAATAGTTGAAGAAAATTTACCAATTAATTTTGCTGTACTTGTAGTATTACCATTAATATTATTAACATCGTGACTATGAGAAGCTAATTCATCTTCCGTTAAACGATGTTCTTTTTCGCCACCGACTTGCCCGAGATTAAAGCCGTCACCACTATTAACTAACATACGACCAGAAGGCATACGTTCCCAGCTACCGCCAAAGATAGCAGAAGGTTCGACATTGTTAACGTTCATATAAATAGAACCAACCGGATATAATTGACCAGCTAATCGATTAAGCTGATCGAGCGCTGAACTTAATTTTTTATTTAACTGTCCTACAGTTACAGCATCGTTTAATTCAACACCGTCTGCCACATTACTAATAACACGTTTAGTCGTATCGTTACCGACAGATACTTGATTGGCGAGCGTAGCGACTGAATCCGCACCTAATGCAACACTGTTTTCACCAGTTGCTGAAGCATTAACGCCAACGGAAGTACCACGGCCCAAAATAGAATTACCGATAGACATTGCTTTATCTCTGAGCTTGTACGCAATTGTCGTAGCGATTTTTGTGCGACCGCTTTCAGCAGATATAAAAATATTATCGCCAGCAAGAAGCCCGTTAATACCTGTTCTTTCATCAATCTCCTCTTTAGTATACGTTTCGTCACGACCCATAAATAATTTAGCCGTTTGTGTCTTCGTATAATATGGAGTTAAATCGACATTGGCATTAATTTCGTTATCACTGCTAATCGTAATCGAATTACCAGCTTTTAATTTATCTTGTTTCGATTCTTTTAAATTTTGAATATCTTCGAAATTTTGAATCATTTCGTCAGGTTCTTGAATATATACCTGATCATCTTTATATTTATTATCGGCTTTTGCCTTTTTTAATTGTAACGCTTTTAATACGTTAACCTTTAAAGATTCGACTTTTAATTTATTCACTTGATTAATCCTTCCCTTGTTAATTACTTAACAAGTCTAAATAGATTAATTCGATTAGCAAGCATAGATCGCAACGGATATTTACGATTTTTTATACCTGCAAATTTATATCCTAAATATATACTTTTCTTAAAGTATCGACACCATTGTCGATCGTCTTTAAGACAGAATATATTATTTTTAGTATCGATCGCAAAGAAAAAATCTTTTTGATCGACGATTATCTTTACGTCGTTATAACGTACATATTTACCAAAAATATAATAAGCAAAGCCATATCCACAATTACGATATAACCAAGCACATCGACATATATATCGTTGGAATTTTTCTTTTAATGTAAAATTCTCGTCGACAAGATCGACATATCCAGGTATTATATAGCCATCGCCTTTATTCTCGTAATGATATAAATAATGCTTATTAAAATCATAACGAGCAAACTTTGGCACATTACCTTCGTATATCATCCAAGTAATATCGAGACAATTGTCATAGGTTTGCCATAGCTTAAATATTTTAGGCAAATTACCATATTTATCTGCAAATAATACGACGAACCAATTTGTTAAATAGCATAGTACCATACAGAGCATATTAGCTCCGCATAGTACTAACCATTTAATATAATATTTACTCGGCATCATTCTTTTCCTTATATGTTCCGACTTCACTATTATATTTACTATTTATAAATTTATTAGCAATTTGTGTCGCAGCAGAACCGCCACCAGTTAAATTAGCTAACGTATCATAGTGTTGCCAATTATGTCCTGTAATTACTAAGTATAACGTAACACCGACCAATAACAATAATAACGTAAAAGAAATGACGCGTGTGTAGCTAAGTCCTTCGTTTTCAAATAGCATCATTTTAAATATTTTACTCATTTTATTTCTTACCTTTTTTCTCATGTAATTTAAACTTTACGACATTTAAGTCGACATCGGTAATGCGATCGATTACGTCTTTCGGAAGGCTATTAATAATTTCGTTATTATAACGAATTAATTTCATGTTTTCCTTAAAACTAAATAACTCGGTCAATACTATATAACCGTAACATATCCATGCAATAATGTCGAATACATCCTGAAAATATAGCATATGGATAGTCGACGGAATTACGATTGCATCTAATAAAAATGCGAAAATACTTAAAACACTATATTCGAATAATTTGAAGAGAAAGCCGCGATAAAATACGCGGCTTGATTTTTGCTGTCCCCAGCCTCCCCAAAATACATCGATAATAGTTCGATAATGCCATAAAGGTTTTTTTGAAAAAGTAAGAGCGAACAATCTTAACAATGTATCGACAATTAACATAAAGAATATAATCGTATACATCGTTAAGAATGTTTCGACTGCTTGAGGAGCAATATTATATAACAATGCTAATGCATTTATTAATGTCATTGTTCTCCCCTATATAATAAAAACTATTCACCTTTTAATGCTTTAATTGCATCGAGAATAGGTTGCAAGTCAGCTTGAGTAATAAAGCCTTTTTCTTTTAACTTAGTTTCGATATCTTCAAGTTTTAAATATTTAGCTTCTGCTTGAGCTTGAGTTTCGTAAGCACTTAAATCTGGAGTATGGATTCCATCTACAGTATTTTTCAATTCTGTAATTTTATTTTCTAACGCTTCTTTGGCTTCATTAACTTTACCTTCAGCAGCTGTAAGAGTTTGGTTAGCAAGTTGAGTTACAGAATCTTGAGTAGCTAATTCATTTTTAAGTGCAGCTTTAGCATTGTCGATATCATCAGAAGTTGCATAATGTTTGCCAGTAAGAATTTCATCTAATTTAGTTTTTTGATCTTCAGTGAAATTTGTAGGAGCAGCTTTGCCTTCTAATGCAGTTACACGAGTATCGATAGCTGGAACAGTAGTATCTTTTAAAGTATTGATACTAGCTCTTAATTGACCAATGTTAGTATCCATGCTTGCACTATAGCTACCAAGATCTGCATTTGTAGCATAGTTCTTATCACGAAGAATAGATTCTACTACACCTTTTTGATCTTCAGTTAAAGTATCTTTTGGACCATACTTAGCATCGGATTCAGCTTTCTTAGCATAAGGAGTTAAGTCAACAGAAGCACCAGTACCAGTAGCTGTCAAAGTTTTTGTATCGGCATCATAAGATAAACCATTACCGAAAGTAAGAGCATCTTGTTTAGCCGTAACAGCAGCACTCGTAGCGATTGCATCCTCGATATTTTCAGTCGTTACATATTGACCTTTAGGAGCATAGTAACCATCGGCAGTTTCTTTATCGAGATAACCTTTACCTACAATAGCTGTATTAATAGCATTTGCAAAAGTCGGAGTAGTTGCTAATGTATCGAGTTCGCTACGTAATACGTAATCGCCTTTAGTTTGATATAGGCTAGTCGCAGCACTTACATCAAGTTTATTAGCAATAGCCGTATTAACTTCGTCGATTTTAACTTTATTTTTACCAATTTGATCGTCGACATATTCAATAGTCGCATAGTTGCCTACGCCTTGATATAAACGATCGGATTCATTCTTAGTGATGTAACCATCTTTAAGAGTATTAGTTAAATCTTCACGAGTTAAGTAATTACCTTTAACTTGGAAAATACCTTTAAGAGTTTCGAGGTTAGTCGCTAATTTAGCATCGATAGCAGTATCAGTTTCGTCAGCTGTCATCATGTCGTCTTTAATACGAGCAATTTCAGTACCGTATACGTCACGAGTCCAAGCAGCAAAATCGACTTTAGTTTGATAAGCAGCAGCAGCTTCTTCAGACTTATCGTTAATAGCTTTTTCTAATGCAGTCTTAGCAGCAGCTAATGCATTCTCTTGTGCTGTAATAGCTGTATTAAGAGTTTGTTTTGCATCTTCGAAATCAGTAGTTGCTACTTTACCAGCTACTTCATCTTTTGTAGCTTTCTTAGCTAATTCAGCAAGAATAGATTCTACAGAAGATTTATTATCGTTAACACCAGATTGGATATTAGCAATAGTTTGAACGGCATCTTTTAATGCGCCTAATTTATTGTCGACAATACCTTCGACTTGAGTTTGAGTCAAACCACTACCACCAGCAGCAATAGTTGCATTATCTAATTGTTGTTTAGTAGCAAATGTGTCGTCAGCATATTTTTTAATTTCGGTAGCTTTCGCACCGATTTCAGTCGTTACGTCAGCTTTCTTAGCATATATATCTGCATCATTCTTCGATACGTATACATCGCCAAGACCGGCAACAGCAGCAGAAATATCTTCTGTTACTTTAGCAGCTTTAGCATATGTATCAAGATCGGCAGTATGAACCAAGGTATCTTTATCGAGGCCGTTAATCAAAGCTTCATTAGCATTAGCTTTAGTTTTAACTTCTTCTAAGGCAGCAGCTGTAGCATATTCGCCTTTAGGTTGATAATCACGATCAGCAGCTTCTTTAGTTACATATTCGCCTTTTTCTTGATAACCAGCAAGTTTAGCTGTAAGTTTAGTATCAATTAAATTAGGAACAGTAGCTGTTTCGAGAGTATTTAATTTTGTATCGAGCTCGGTTGCTTTAGCTTCAAATACAGATTTATCAGCTTTATCGGCAAGAGCACTTACGTCGGCTTTAGCTAACAAATCAGAAGCGTTTTTGTCAGCTTTAGCTTGAACTGCGGTCAATGCACTTACGTCAGCTTTGTCAGCAAGTTTTTCGTTAAGCTTAGTTTCGCCTACGAATTTTTCTCGAGCTACGATAGCATCGACAACTTCTTGAACTTTATCGGCTACAGCTTGAGCGTCAAGACCGCCGCCAGTACCACCATTAAGAGCAAGGTCGTTAACTTTAGTCGTTAATTTACCAAGATCTTCAATTGCTTTTTCGACTTTAGTTTTTGCTTCTTCAAGACCTGCAGCATTTTCAGTAGCTTTAGCTTTAGCTTGTTGAGCAGTCGTATTTACTTCACGAACAGCAGCATCGGCAACAGCTTTAGCAGCTTCGATATCTTCGGCTACTTGTATTTTGTCAGCTTTATCTTTAAGTTTAGATGTAACTTCATTTTTTTCTGCATATTCTTCAAGAGAAGCTACGTCAGCTTTTGTTGCCAATTTTTCATTAACTTCGTCTTTAGTGAATACTTTATTTAACTTATCGAGTACTGCAGTTAAATCAGCATGACCAGCTAATTGTTGAGCCAAATCTTTAAGAGATTGCAACGTAGTTGGATCTAAAGAACCGATAGCTTGTACTTCAGCTTTAGTTGCATATTCACCTTTAGGTTGATATGTTTCATCAGCAACTGCTTTAGTTACATAATTAACGAGAGCAGCTTCAACTTCTTTAGCTTTAGCATCGGCAGCAGTAGCTTTTTCTTTAGCTTCAGTCACAGCTTCACCAGTTTTAGCTTCAGTTTTTGCTTCTTCAGCAACAGCTTTAGCAGCTTCGATAGCTTGAGCTAATTCATCTTTAGCACCTTTCAAAGCTTCTTTAGTTGCCAATGGTTCAAGTGCAGTAGCGTCAGCTTTATCTGCAAGAGCTGTATTTGCTTTAGCAGCTTCTTTTGCAGCATCAGCAGCAGCTTGTTTAGCTTCGGCAGCTTCGGCTTTTGTAGCTTTTTCAGCTAGTGCATTATTAACTGCTTCTTGATCCGCCTTGCGGCTTAATGCTTTTTCGTTTTCTACTTTAGCTTGTGCCGCATCAATTTTCATTTTAGATACATCGTCAGCAATACCTTGTACTTTAGCATCGTTCAATGTATCGGCAGCTTTACGTTCAGCAGCTTCTGCAGCTACAGCAGCTTTATTTGCATCGGCTTCTGCTTTAACGTTATCCAATGCTGTTTGATCAGCTTTAGTAGCAAGAGCAGTAGCGTCCGCTTTGGCGGATACTTCTTCTTTTGTAGCCAAAGGAGTCAAATCGCTAGCGTTAGCTTTTTTAGCAAGTTCAGTTTCGATAACAGCTTTATCGGCTTTATCGGCTAAATCAGATTTTTTAGCATATGTAGCTTCAACTTCAGCAGCTTTAGCAAACGGAGTTAAATCAACAATAGCTTTAACTTTTTCAGTAAGTTCGGATGCTTTGACTACGTCGTCGGCAGTAGCTGCTTTAGCAATAGCTTTTTCAAGATCAGTATCTTTATCGTTAAGTTTTTTAATTAACTTATCGATAGCATCTTTATCATATACTTTATCTTTATCAGCTTTCTTAGCAATTTCAGCAATACTATCTGGGTTATCTTTTAAAAGATCAATCGCGTCTTTTAATGTTTTAAGATCTTGAGCAGATACACCACCTGTAGCTGTTTCGAGTTCTGCTTTAGTCGCAAATTTAGCAGCAGCAGCTTCGTCGGCTTTACCTTGAGCTTCGGTAATTTTTTCAGCTACTTTAGCATCGGTGATATATTCACCTTTAGGTTGATATTGAGCAGCAGCTTCGACTTTGCTCAAGAATGTAATAACGTCTTGTGCTTGTTTAGCAGCAAGATCGGCAGCTACTTTAGCTACAGCAGCTTGGTTAGCTTCAGCTAACGCTTTGTTAGCAGCAGATGTTGCTTTGTTTTCTGCTGCTTGTTTTGTTACGTTTTCGACAGCTTTATTATCGACAGCTGGTTGACTACCAGTATTATTATTATCTGTATCGATAGTCAAACCTTTGCGAGCTGGATTATAAAGACCGAAATATGCACGAGTAACAATTTTTTTAGACATTCAAAAATCTCCTTAATTCCAATAAATAATTTCGGTAGACAAACGATTACGCAAATCGTTCGTTGCTTTATTTAAATAACCGTCGACGTTTTGTTTGATATATTCTTGCAAACCATCGCCGATTACTCGTAACAGTTGATCGAGAGTCGGTTGATAAATACGTTGATTAACTTGATCGACATATTTAATTAATTCATCTCGTACCGTATCTCTAACCTGATTAAAATCAGGCTTCTTTTTTAAAGCTTCAAGAAGATCGGTATAAGTATTAATTGTACCGTCTTGTTCAAATTGTTTAATCGTATCTGTCCAATATTCTAAATCATGAATATCTGGTTTATTATTAACGACACGAATTACTTCGTTTAATTTGTAAACAAGATACTTAATACTCGTTTCGTTTAATGAAGCTTGTTCGATAAATTGCTTCATTAGCGTTACCTCATAATAACATTAGTAAAAGTAAGCTTATTCTCGTTCGGCACAATAGAGCATTCGTCATTATTTTTAATAATAGTAATGCCTTTAAAAGCATTTTCGCCTTCTTTTAATAACGATACCGGTATGATAATATCGCCTATATTTTTATTGTCATACATAGTCGATACGATAATTTCAGTCTTACCTTCCAATAAATATACAGAGTAAATTCCATCGTAACAAGAAGTAAAGCAGGTGTCGTCAGAAAACAGCACCTGCTTATTATTTGATAATAAAATGTTACTTAATTCCAACGTATTATTACCATAAGTAATAACATTGTTTTGAATAAAAGATTTACCGCCTATTTGCAAATCTTTTACAAATAAATTTTTAACATTTAATGTATCGATCTTATTATTTTTAAGGATGTACTCTGATGTTATATTACCATTCGTAACGCCATTAGTTCTTAGATATTCCGAAACTTTTTCTTCTGATTTTGCCATAATGTCATCGACATCATGAGACAAATTCATAATCGTTTCATTTAACGCATCTAATGATAAATTTTCCACAGATTATATACCTCTAACGATAATAAATAGCAACTAAATTAGAATGATCGATAAACAGCATATCGTCAAGAATTTCGAAGTCGATTCCATTTACAGAATATCGACCATCTTCATTTAATACAAAATACGTAATTATATCTGTTCTTTGTTTTAATACTAATAATAATTCGATAGCTCCATTTAAATTAATAGCCGAATCATTATATATTAATGTATTCCAACGATAGGAATTGCCGCCAGCTATCATTAATTCTTTATTATTATAAGAATTGCCAGAAAGAATATTGCCGCCTATCATAAGTTTATTATCGTCAATAATCATATTGCCATTAATATTTTTAACAGATACTGTATCAATATTATAATCAGACGATACATTCTTCTTATAATAATTATCTTGAAACTTATAATTCATTAATGAAAAATCGACGACTTCATTAATAATAGTATTTTTAGATTCAGTAAGATAATCTTGAATCTCAAATATTTTATTTTGAATATCGGTTAAGGTAACGTTATCCTTATTTAATGTTTGAATCATTAGCGTTACCTCGCTTTCTTATTGTATACGATTTATCACATATAATTTTATTGTTTTCGATTTTAAAATCATTGCAAATAAAATCTTTGCCGCAATAATTAATAAGATATGGCTTATTAACAATATCTTGAATAACGATATAATATTCGCCTTTAACCAAGTCGCTAGTATATTCTTTAAACTTAGGCAATAACATATCACTGTCGTACTTTAATATTTTATTATCATATACTAATCTATCATTAAATACTAAATCATGTTTATCAGTTTTAATAGATGTATTATTAATACTATTATCACCGATATATATATTGCCATCGATAATAATCGTATCGACATCTAAATCTTTAATAGTCTCGTTAATAGAATATGCCGTTTGATTAATGTCAAGTGATGTTAAATATCCATCGATATGAATAGCCGAAGATTCTAAATTATTAATTCTATTAATTAAGTCGTTGAGGTTATTTTTTAATGTATTAAGATCTAACGCCATTGTATATTATAACCTCCTAATGCATCCCAATGATGATTATAGCTACTATGATGTTTACGACGTTGACGCCAAATTTCATTCGTATAGAATTTATAATCATATGAATTAAGTTCTAAACGTTGAATAACTGTATGGTTTTTATCCCAAGCATAATAATTTAAGAATGATACAGACATATTTGTTTCTGGACCATCGTTAGGATCGTTCCATGGTTTGTAGCCACGTAAGAATGCATTGCGCACTAAAATAAATATTGGTTGATAACTATCGCCATTATATTTATAAGCATAAGCTTCATTCCATTTGTCATAGTTATCTTTATTCATTTCTTGATTACTACGCCATTGTGGAAGTTTAACATAATTGCGATAGTTATTTGTCGTAATAATAGTTTTATTGGTCACTAAACCATATGCATTAAATTCTAATAATGTTTTATCGCCACGTTTAATAGCAAATGGAAATGCTTCGATAGAATACTCATCGATATTAAATAAAGTACTAATCGATCCTTGTGTAAAATTAATACAAGGATTGTTACCAGAATTAATAACTAATTTACCATTAGTTTCTGGATTATTATAGCGAATAAAATCATTAACTTCGCTTAACTTAACAAATCGATTATTACATTCATCTTTAGTATAATAATTAGCTAATGTTGAATTAACTAAATTTTTAAGATCATCGATACTTTCAGTAACTTTATCGTTAAGATAATGTTTCATGTTTTCGAGACGAGAATTATACTGATCAATTAAATCTTGAATAGCACTACCTGAAATAATATTATTAAATCGAGTTAAAGAGTCGATGATCTCGTTTATTTTTTTAACTTGCAAAAAAGTCGTTACTTTATTTTTTAAATGCTCGATCATCGCCATAACACCTTTAAAATCTTTCCGAAATTACGACTCTTGTTGCCATCATAATCTTCGCCTACCCAGCCTGTTTTTGCTGTTAGCATAACGTAAGTCTTAGTAACTTCTAAACCGGCTGTAGCATATGGCGTAAAGAATTTAATCGGAACTTCTGCACTACACATATATACGTATGATGGAGCCACTTTATGATCATTTTGTTTATCATAATACGTAAAATCAGATGTCGTATTATCGACGATAACAATTAAATCATTCCAACCAGATGGTAACGCTACAGTACCACCTACATTTTCAACACGACTATTTTCAATAATATTCCAAGTTGCTGGAATATATTTACGCTCTATTAATTTAAATATATCACGATTTAATGCGCGTTCTGTTCCGTCATTAATATTTTTAGCAAATAATTCTGAACCATCTGGATTGATCATCTTAAGCCAATCACCGTCCATAATAAGTTTAACGCCATTAATCGTCATTAAAATATTATCGCTCTTGCGAGCATTAATAACAGCATTATCCATTGTTAACGTACGGTTTAAAATCCAATCGGTAGCTTTCGATATAAAATTGTCTTTATTAGAGCTATTTAAATATCGACCATCGTCTTCTGACTTTGTAAAATAATTCTTTATTTTATTTAGCCAACTTGCTTTTTCATCGGCTAACGATGTATTAATTTCTTTACGAGCCGAATTATATTCTCTATTAATAGTATTAAACTTATCGATAAATTCATTAGGCGTAATATTGTTCGTATTATTTTCTCGTTCTAATACGTTATATTCGTCGATAATTTTATTAATTTCTTGTGTAGCTTTTACCGACGTAGATCGTTCTTTCATTCGTTCCATGAATATATCTCCTTATCGATAAAATACTTTATGAATCGTACCGTTCCATTTGGCCGATTCTAATTTAATATAATTATTTGCTAAATTAATAGTGCAATATGCTGGAGCATATCGTTGAACACCTAACGACAATTCTATTAATACATGATCGATATACATATGATCATTATCAATTCTATCTGTATATTTCATAAGAATCAATAATTGATTAGCATCGTCATTAACAGCATCGCCATAATATACAGATTGTCCGACGCCTAAATTACGACTGTTAGGTAGTTCAATCCAGTTACCTGGACTAATTCTAGAAATACCTGTAACGACTTCTTGTCCATTATTATATACAACATTATCACGTATTTCAAATACGTTATTACCATTATTCGTTACTTTTAAAACACCTGGACGAATTTCTAAAGAACCGTCTGGAAATGTAACAACTGGACCCGAGGTATTATTTAATTCAATAGATTTACCGACATTTAAATTTTTACGTAACGTAATATTTTGATCTTTTAATAAAAAATTACTTAAGTCTTGTATACGATCGAATAAAGCATCGCTTTCGTCTTTTGTATAATATAACTTAATTTTATTTTTTATTAATTCAATGGCAGCCGCTAAATTATCTTTTGCATTCTTAATAGCATTACGAATATCTCGTACAGCATTTTCAATATAGCTACCAATGTTTTCTCGAGTCGGTCTATTAGCAGATACTTCTTTAAGTCTATTAATTTCAGCATCGAATTCATTAATCTTGGCATTTATTTTTTGTAAGCCAATTTGCTGAATTAATTTTTGAATCATACAGTATCACCATGTTCAATAACATTACTTGTCTGAGTATTATAATATAAAACGTATCCACGTTCAGGATATACGCTTCGTAACAATACTTGAGAATCTGTAGCTTCAGAAGTAATTGTCGAAGCTTTTTTAATTTGTCCGTCGTAAATTACGACTTTAACAACTTCAGCATTTGGTATTTCTAATATGAGTTGATAATCATCGGTACCATTTTTAACCCATTTATTAGAACCAAATTCTATTTTCTGAAGAACAATGCTTTGATTAATTTTATCAACAACAGCATTAGGTAAAATACTTTTTCCATTTCTAACTAAAATCTCCCAGTCAGTACCATTAAAACGATAAATAGAACCGGCTGTATCGCCACCGTTAACTGCAGCAATATCACCTAATACTGCATCAGGATATGTCGTGAATAAATCGGCAACACTATTAACACTTTGCTTCCAACAATTTGTATCGGCAGCTTTCGTTAATGTCGTTAACAATTCATCACGCAATAAAAAATCTTCGACAGGATGTCCCATAAATTTACGAGTATCTTCACTCAAATCGCTTCTGTCAGAATTACCGGAACGATCGGAAAGAATCGCATGCTTTGGGATCCATTTTTTAAATTTCTGTTCGAGAGTTTCACCGTCGCTAAATACAACTTGATCGGCTGTCGTACTCGGATTAAATAAATCCTTACCGCCAGTACCATTCTCGACGAGAACTTTACCTTTTATATCAGCCATAATTAAATGTCCTTTTCATTAATTTTACAAAAAAATATCTAATTTACAAATTTATATTACAAACAAAAAAAAGAGCTTGTCATTAAGACAAGCTTACTTTTTTAACTTTTAATTTAGCGTTCGATTGTTTTTCACCATCGAATAAAGCAGTATGTCCTGCGCGAATAATTCCGAGGTTGGCTGTATATATCGAACTAAAAATAATAAGTTCGATCGTAACACCACCGCCAACATCGCCTTCGCAAAATGCCATAAGATTGCCTTTGCGATCTTTACGTTCATCGATTTTCGTAATCTTAATCGGTACTTTAAATACATCGTGCCCATCTTCATAATCAAACCATTCTGGCGTACATGTTACCGGGCAACTTAACGATTGCATTTCATAATCCATAATTACGTCTTCGTTAAAATCGTTGACATCTAATAGTTCGATTTTTTTATCTTTACGTATTTCATGAAATTCATTTAATAGCTCATTACGGTTAGCCTTATAATTATTAAAAGCACCCGACATAATCAATGCTTCGCCAACGCGTTTATTAAAAGCTTTTTTACCTATTTTGTCTAATGCATCTTCTAATGAAGCATATGGTCTATTATCTACAATAGCTGGGATAGAAGCTTCACCAACACCTTTGATGGACCCAAGACCAAATAGGATATTATTTCCATCAGGAGTAAAATCCCGATTAGATATATTGATGTCCGGAACTTTGACATCGATACCTTCCTTTCTAATCATCGGAATATAACGCAATAAATCTTCGGTAGCTTGCATCGATAAAAATGCTGAATAAAATTCTACCGGATAATATAATTTTAACCATGTTGTTAACATACTAGTAAATGAATAAGCTACGGCATGACTCTTATTGAAGGCGTAGGATACGAACCCCATAATAGCATCGAAATAATCGTTCATTTCTTTAGCTGTATATCCATTAGCAATAGCACCTTTAATTTCAGGACCATATTTACCTTTAGGATCATACCACGGTAATTCATTATTATCTTCCCAACCTTCAGGGCCTTCACAATTTTTCTTACCATAAATATGACAACGAATCATCATTGGGAACATGCTTACTTTCTTTTTGGCTACCGTCTTGCGCACAATTGAGTCAGCTTGATTATCATCGAATCCAGAAACCTGTTTAGATATCTGCATTACGTTTTCTTGATAAGGAATAACACCATATGTTTTATCTAAAATATTTTCGATACCTCGCAATGGTAATTCATTTTTTTCTAAACCTTGTTTACGTTTTGCATATTGATGATGCATGCCTGCAGACAAAGGCCCCGGTCGGAGCAACGCTGTTGTAGCTGCTATATCATCGAAACATGTTGGCTTCATTTCTTGAAGATAATCTTTAAACATATCAGATTCCAATTGGAATATACAATCTGATTTAGCACAAGCTAACATTTGATATAATCTTTTATCTTCGATATCAAAATTATCATATAGCCAATCAACATCTTTATGAAGATGGTCGAGTGTTTTTTCGATAATCGATAATGTTTTTAATCCAAGAATATCGAGTTTCGCCGTACCTAATTCTTCACATTCAACGCCGGTAAACAATGTAATCATAACACCATTTTCATCAGTACGTGTCGGGAAATAATCGTCGACACGACAAGGCATAGCTAGTACACCAGAAGCATGAACACCAAAGTTACGTTTAAGGCCTTCAAAGTTACGAGCTAACCTGAACAATTCTTTATTTTCAGATTCTAATTTTTGCCACTTTTTATATAAAGATTTCTCACTTTCATTCCCATCTTTTAAAGCATCGTAATCTTTAAACTTAGGTTGTAGTGGTACGACATCTTCAAAATCATCAATTTGTTTACTTAATAAATTCATTTTTTCAAACGGAATTTTTAAAGCACGTCCAACATCTTTCAAACCAGATTTAACACCTTGTTGTGTATATGTACCAATATGTGCTACATTCTCAAAGCCGTATAAATCTTTAATATGTTCAATAACTTTATCACGACCAAAATAGCTAAAATCTGCGTCTACGTCAGGAAGTCCCGTTCTGTCAATAGTCAAAAAACGACCGAATAATAAATCATACTTGATCGGATCGATATTTTTTGTTATTCCAATACACCATAAAACAAGGCTTCCACAGGCCGATCCACGACCAGGCCCAGTCATTACACCATTATTATCGGCCCAGTTAATATACTCACGAACGATTAACATATAATCAGCGAAATCTTTATAGTTAATAATATTTAATTCATAAGCCAATCGTTTTTCATAATTAACAATATCATCAGCAATATATTTATAACGTTTAGCTAATTCATATAACCCTTTATAAGCAAGCTCACGCAATTCTTTTTTAGTATTATTAGAATTAGGAAGCTTTGGCATTAATGGAGTTGAGCTACCTAATGTTACGTCTTCGACCATATTAGCAATAACTTGTGTATTGTTCATAGCTTCAAGATATAGAGCATATTTTTTTAAAGCAGTTTCACGATCTGTTTCTGTTTTATTAAGAATATCTTTAAAACCAGCTTGCATTTCTTCTTCACTTTTAAGCCAATAATTGTGATCGTATTTCATTCGATTAGGATTATATATATCAGTACCAGTACCGATAGATACTAATACGTCATGATCTTTATTATCAGACTTTAATACATAATGCACATCGCTAGTAGCTATTAAAGGAATATCATATTTATCGTGCATTTCCATATAAAAAGTGTTAACGTTAACTTGATCATTAAAATTATTTGGTTGCACTTCTAAATAAAATCGATCCTTAAAAATATCTTTATATTCTTTTAATAATGTTTCAGCTAGTTGTCGATCACCTTTATTAAAAGTTTTAGCTACGATATTTGCAACACAAGCTGTCGTACAAATAACACCTTCGCTATATTTACGAAGCATTCCCATATCGAATAAAAAACGTCCATTATAAGTACAAACTTTAGCCGCTTCACTTTGAAGCTTAATTAAATTGTTAAGACCAGTTTGGTTCATTGCTAATAAAATTAAATGATATTGGCGAGTATCATACATAAAGGGTTTAATGCGTTCTTTAACTTCTTTAATACCTTTAAAGCCTTTTTTCTTCGTGATAACAGCTTGTGCTTCTTCTTCGGTAACGACGCCTTCTCGAAAAGCATCGGTGGCCGCATCGGCCCAACGACTATCAACATCTTTAGCTAATTCTTCGGCATTCCAAGTTTGATAACCTTCGAATCCTAGTATAGGCTTAATGCCTTGCTTTTGACATTCTTTTTGAAACTCATAAATACCGCCCATATGATTATGGTCGGTAATAGCTAAACTTGTCATACCTAGTTCTTTTGCTCTCGATACTAATTTAGGTATATGACAATAGCCATCTAAAAAGCTATATGCTGTATGCACATGTAAATGTGTAAACATGATTATTCCTCCTTGATAATCTTATCGATTCGTAATGTATATAACTTAGGCTTCATGAAATTCTTAGTTATATCGCCAATAATACGAACTCTATTTCCTTGTCTAAAGCCAAGATCTCCAGCGCCCCAGTGCCAGAAATCGATTTGTTTTTTACCGTCAAATAACGTATACTTAATATTCTTATCGTTATTCTTACTTATGCTTATCGACGTAATCGTTAAATCTTTAATACAGATTTTAGGCTTTTCAAACGATACATTATCATATGCTAATAAATAAAATGAATTATAAGCTTCTTTCGTTAAATCAGATAACGTAAAATAAATAAGTTCTTCTGGTTTGCTACGAACTGATTCGACAACGGCATGTTTATTTAATTCATTAATTTTATCGGTTAACGATTGTTTAAATTCTTCGACTTTATCATTATAAATAGCAAAGCCACAAGCGGCCGCATGTCCACCAAATGAATATACATTTTCATCGTTAGCTAACAATACATTTAGTGGATATGAATTACTTCGTGCAGAACCATGAATTAATTGCTCTTGATCGTCGATACCAACAAACGAAGGCAATCCGCTATAGTCTTCTAACTTACCAGCTAGTATACCAAGTATGCCTAATGGAGCATAGTCTAAAGCAACTAGTGCAATATTACAATCTTCATCATAACTTTCGTTATAAGCTTTCTTAATAATATCAGTATATTCTTTAGTTAGCTCTTTACGTTGATTATTGTATGCTTCGACATTATTACATACGTCTTCTGCATCTTCACTAATGTCTAATAATTCAATCGAAGATTTAATATCGAATAATCGAGCACAGCTATTAAGACGAGGAGCTAAATCCCACGATACGAATTCACTATTCATTCGAGGTGAACCCATATTCTTAATGAATTGTCTTAGTGTGTTCGGTACATTGCCTTCATTAATTTGTTTAAAACCTTTTTGCACAATGGCTTGATTTATGATACTCGCCATAGGCATTACGTCGGCAATTGCTCCGATAGCTGCCAAATAAATCAATTTATTAGAATGATAATAATTATAGCCTAATGCTCGTTCGATAGCTCGACAGAAATATAAAGCTACTTCAGCACCACATAAAGCTTTTGCCCAATGATCACTTTCGGTAATATGTTGATCGACAATTATTGTATCGGGTAACACTTCTTGCGGTAAGTGATGATCAGTAATAATAATTGGTATATTATACTTTTTACAAAGTTCAGTTTCTTCGACTTTAGTAATACCATTATCAACCGTAATAACTAATGGCTTTAATTGACATTTATATCGTTCGTTAATCTTTTCAATAAAGTCAATACTTAAGCCATAACCATCACTACGTTCTGGAAAGTATACTTCACTATAATTTTTAAATTGTGCTAAAAAGCGTTTCATTATAGTGCCGCTTGTCATGCCGTCGACATCGTAGTCGGCATAAACAAAAATATCGCGTCCTTGTTTTAAACAATCAACGAATAAGGACGCAGCTTCGTTAATATTAATAATCTCGTTAGTTTCATCGATGTTAATGATTTTATCTTGATCGTATAAAATATTATATGCGTCGTCCAATGGAATTTGTTTTAATTCCAAAATTTGGGCGACTAAATCATCAACTTTTAAGCGAGATCTGTACTTATCTTTACTTATCATAAGTAACCACCTTTCTTTATTATTATAACATATAGACATAAAAAAAGCGAGTAGCTTTCGCTACTCGTTTCTTTTTTTGCGTCGATTAATATCTTTGCCTGTAAGCTTTTCGAGCTTATTTAAAGCACCACGACGAATCTTACGATACGTCTGAATATCGACTCCGATCTTATTAGCTATTTCAACTGGCTTAGCATTTTCTGCATATACCATAGCTAATATTAAACGTTCTGTTGGGGTAAGATGTGAAAACAAATCGTTACATACTTCACCGTTAATCCATAACTCGCTAAAGTTCCCGTCATCGTCGACAACAATTTGATCAAGAAGATCAGCTTTGTACATTGTTAACGAAGACATATTACTCACGCCAATATCGTTCATATCGGATCGATCGTATGAATTATTAATACGATCTTTAAGATGAGCCTGAATGAATCTAAATAATTCATAACGGAATACATATGTTAAATATGCATTAAAGCTACGATTCGTTTTTTTATACTTCATAACCATAGTCGAAAACAATGTTTTTAAATCTTGTTCGACATCGCATTGCTTAGCATAATTATCACGAATTAAACTCAAGCTACGATTTACTTCGGCATATTCATCTTTATTAAGATGCCAGTTTTTAAATACTTTAGATCGTAAATATTTATTAGCAATATATAATCCGATAAATTCTCGCGATACTTTATTATTAAGATAAATCTTATCTTCTAATAATAGATCACGGAACATATTTAAGAATGGTTCAAATCGAATTAATAGTTCTTGTAATAATTCATCTCGACGTCGAGGATCAGTATTATGACTTTGGCATTCTAATACTAATGAATCGACTTCTTCCCAAGCTTCTCTTTGTCCGTCTAATATTTTACGTTCGGACATTATTTTTTCTTTTTAGTCTTTCTTTTTAATTTTTTAATTTCGTCGAGAGACATCCATTGTCCATCGTGAAATTGTAAACATTCGAGTTTCAACTCTTCATATTTATATTCAAATAATTTTTTCTTTAGATTGAAATCGACAGTAACCTTACCCTTAATATCGATAACACGAATACTTTTATCAAGATTCGTAATTACGAAATCGGCTATATAATTAATTGGTAAAATTTTCTTACCATTTTTTCTGAAGCCAGGTTGTAGTTCATACGTTACTTGCCGTTCAAATCCAAGAATTTCTTTTTTCTTGAGTTTTTCTTTTAAGTAAATATAATAACTTGCTTCCATCAAGCTGTCGAATTTAATATCATCGACATACGGCTTATATGAAAAGTATCGACTTTTCTTAACCTTATCTTTAACTTGTGGAAGTTCAAAGCTTTTGATTAATTTTTTCTTTTTATATTCGTTCCAAAGAATATGAGTATCACGAAGAGCTTTCGTTTTATATTTACATCCGTCTATTTCATATGGCATGTATATTACTTTCCGGTAAACGTACGAGATATCTCTGGGATAAATCGACACTTACTCGATTCTTCTCGAACAGGGAAGTATATATTATTAGCAATACCTTTTAGCACATTATTAGCAATGAAGTTAAGACGTTCGATTGAACTAATATCACGATATGCTATAAATGTATTATTAGTTTTGGGATAATAAAACATAACACCACTTAACTGAAAATCGAATGCATCGTATGCTGCTTTCCAGTCTAGGCTACATTTAATATCGCTATCACATTTATCTTGATTAAATGTTTGATCGAATACTGGATAGAATAAAAAATATTTACCATTTTTATAAGCGATCGGTCCGATATCAACTTCGATCTCGCCCTCATCGAAAGTTAATGTATGCATATGGCCTATGCTAATAATATTAATTTCCTGAGAAGAACAATAATTATATAATTTATCTAATCTTGCTAGCCCACTAATAACATCTTTTGGTTTAATACGATGTGGAGCATTTTCTAATTCTTTATCTAAGAGTGTCGACATTTCAGGCATACCGATAATTTCTTTAGAATAAATGCTGCCTAAAAATACATACGCAATCTTTAATAAAGACGAGCGTATGGTACGCTCGTCTATCGGGATAGGTGTATTATATTTTATATTGTAAAACCAAGGGCTATCAAGATAATCTAAGAATTGATTACTTGTTATTTTCATAGATCATTAATGCTACTTTATAAGATTCATAGAACAATTGATCAGGACTACTTAAATTAGGACGTAACAAAGGAACATCAGTTTCTTGTCCTAATAAAGATTCACATGACTGAGTAATTTTAATACGAAAATCTTCGAACAGCATGTCTGTTCCTTGAGGAAGATCTGACGTATCAAAACAATCTTTAAAGTAGTCACGTACGTTAAATAAATCTTTATAGCTATCGATTGTCATATCGTCTAATAAAATACGACGAACAGCATAGACTAACGATAATTTTAATACGTCGAATACGACAGGTTGTAAACCAAATCGAGCATCACATAATGTTTTTAAAATAGGTGTCCAGATACCGATAAAATTCTCTCGTTCAAGAGTTGTCGGAACATGACTAGCTTTTTCTTCCATATAGTCATAAAAGACTTGATATGGATTTAATACTGCGTCTGACATTACTAACCTCTTATAATATTGTTAAAACGTTCACTATCTTGAAGCGTACATTCTGTTACTTTGGAATATTCAGGAATGAAGTAATAGAATGTACGACCTTTAAATTCACTGCGTTTATTCTTAGCCCAATGGACTTCGATGATAGGTTGAATTTCTTCTTTGCCTTCTCGATTATAAAATACTTTAGCACTATTACTATTTTTACTTACGTCGTTATGGACTAAGAATGTAACGCTGGCATCATATTGTAATCGTACCGAATCTTTTAAATCGTCTAGGCTAGGACGACCACCATGATTTAATTTACGCAAATGAGCTGTACCAAATACTGGAATTTGTAAATCAGTGTTAGCTAACTTTTTAAGATCTTCAGATAGACATTCATATTTATTTTTAACGTCTTTAAAATCTTTATTTGCGTAACGAATATCTGATATAGAGTCGATACCGATTATAATATTATTTTTGTCGTCGAGCGATTTGACAAACTCCTGAGCCTGTTTTGCATGTTCGACGATATCTTCGTACGTATGCAATTTAGTGCCGTCGGTCATCATAAATTGATGGCTCTGCTCCTTTAATAATTGAATACCTTGTTTACGACGTTGTAGTTGTTCTCGAATTTTTTCGATATTAAATTCTTCGTCAGGTGTTCTCGGAGTAATCGCTGCGAGCTTTTCATAACGTTTTGGCTTAGCTGCTACAGCTATCGGAATATTTTGATCCATAGCTATAATTCTCGGAATAACTTCGCCGACAGTATCGTCTAACGTATAGTAAATAGCAAATAAATTATTCTTAGCTGTCGTGCCATAATCCTTTAATAGATTAGACATAATAGCTGTTTTACCACCATTAGATTCACCAGCAAAAATATAAAATCCTTTTGTTAAACCGCTAAGCTTATCGTTAAAGATGCTAAAGTTAGACGTATCATAACCTTCCTCTTCTTCTTTTTCTGTTTCGATTTCATATTCTTCATATGTCGAACGTGATAGTTCATAAAAATTTATACTCATAATTAACTCCATCTGTATATAATTCTATTTGTGCCTGATCTATAGTTATCATAATATATTGTATTTACTTTATCGAGAATATCGACTTCGTAATTTGTTAAATTTAATAATGAACTTACGCAATGAGAGTATTCATCTATTAAATATAAACAAATATCGACAGATTCCATAAGTTGATTATTATATCGATTTAACAAATAATCGATAGCACCTATATCACGATTATAATCTTTTATGATTAAAGAATTAGATTTTGAATAAAAGAAACGTAGTAAATCGTCCTTCGTAAACGAAATTTTCATTTCTTTAAAAAATTTAATATTTTTAGGCGTGATATTAGCATCTATCGAAAGAGTTGGTGGCTTCGATAGAATTTGCAGTTTAGAGTTGAAATAATAAGTATCACGTTTAAGTAAACTATCATCCCATAAAGAATTAGGCAGATCACAATATTTAATCGATTCTTTTTTAAACGTGGACAGAATCTTTATGATATCGTAATCGTTCATATCGTTATCATATAGATAATCGATTGTATATTGGGTTATATATGTCTTATCGGTAGAATGACCAAGAATATTGGTTTCGTACCACATAGCATCAATCATAGGCTTGTCTCCTTCGTGGACTTTTACATTGTTCTCTATCATTATACCATAAGAATAAAAATAAAAAAAGCCCGTACTAAGTACGGACTTTCTTAAACTCAATAGAATACATTGCTTTCTTTACAGGGATATCGGCATAGAATACTTTCGTATTCCGAGATAATTGATTTGCTAAATCTCGTGTATGAGTTTCGATTTGATATAATAAATTATTATTAGCATAATAGCTATATAATTTAATACCTTGTTCACTACATGTTGTTTCATGAGCCGAATATTTGTTCGATGTATCACTGCCATCTTGATTAGAAATAATAATACCATCGTCAATATATTTAATAAGATTTTGATAATCGTTACGAATAACGATATTGCTACGTTCTGTATCGAAGTTAGCATTATACAAATAAATATGTCGCAATCCGAATGGATACAAGCCTAAATTATTTGTAAACGTTAAATCAAACGATAATGTTAAAGTTTTGATAGCATATATGCTATCAAACAAAATCCTTGTATCTTCTAATGGCTGATCGTAATCCATGATAATCGCATCGTTTGATAACTGAGTGCCAGGTGTCGTGATAATTGTAATTGCTTTTAATACGGCAGCACCAGCTAAAAATGGTGATAATTCAATAGCATTGCAATTCGTAGCACTGACTAATGGATTATCTGGAAAATTAATCGTAACAGTTAATACATTACTCGTATACTGATCGAACACAGGAGCCTTATCGGCAATCGTATCGTGCTTCAAAATATTTACATATTCAGAATTACTTTCACCATTAATAGAAACAGTTGCTGATGGTTTAAAAATATAACCGACAGAACTATTAAAATTCAAAACATTTTCTAGATTGCCGATAACTTTAGGATGAACACAATTACCATATGTGTCGTAAGAAGAATTATTTTTTAATATTTTATTGCTATCAACAAATAATACTTTGTTACTATTAAATATATTTTTACGATGCATAGCATTACCATCGTACATCGCTTCGACTATACGATTATTTTCACGCAATGCATCGAAATCTTTTTCGAGACGAGAAGATAATGAATTGTTATATTCTAACATCGCATTCATTATTTCTAATTTTTTATTATAACTATTATGTTGATTATTAATAGAAGATTGTAAATTCGTATAATCTTCTTTCATCGATTCGACTAAATCAACAAAATATTTAGATGTCTTTTTTACTTCCATTAATAACCTCAGACTATATAATTTATTTTACGATATAATTTAGCCGTTTGATTTTGCTCAAGTGTACGATTATAAATATCGTCAATCTGTTTATTTTTTTGCTCTTCCGAACTTAACTTAATTTTATTAAGCATAATCTCATTATAAAGATTATAATAATTTAAAACAAATTTATCGTACTCCCACGGCCCATTATTTCTAATATTGTATCTGATCATAATCACTATACCTATTTTGTTTAACAGCTAACGATTTAATTTTAATTTCTTTATTAGTTGGATTATCGATAACAGCCACTGGATTAGCATATGTTACTTCTTTATTATAACTAACTGTTTCTAACATATAACTATATACATTATTATAAAACGTTCTAGAGTATAATCGATTATCCTTTACTCGACATTTGTCGACAGCACAAAATACAATACCATTAGTGTTAATTGATAAATGAGAATACGGCGCCATTTTAAACGTAAATTTTTGAACTCGATCTTTGATCGTAACATAATGATTATCGATATTAGATCGCAATGGTTCTAACGAGAAATTAAAATCGGCCTGTGTTGCATTATAAATATATAACTCGATATTATATTCTGTACTAAAATCAGTTTTATTATACTCACTAATACTAATATAGCGTCCGTCAATATTAATCATATCTTTACCACTATAAATAAAATATTGACTTTGATAAGCATTATCTGGATTGTGTTCAAGTATAAAACTGCCGTTATATTTGTTGCTAGAATCTAATTCAAAAAATTTAGTCGTAATTTCTGGTTCGCCAGGAACGACAAATAAATTTTCGTTCGATTCATAGTTCTGAATATTCTGGCTAGGATTTAATTCTAAAATAACATTAGCATTGTCTAAGTTATCGACACTTGCTAAAAATGCTAACGTAGCACCTTCATATGTCGTAAAACTAGGTAGCTTAATATAACTTTTCCCATTCTTATTCATTATGTCAAAATTATCAGCTTGATATACTAATGTATCACCAAATATAGCAATCGTTTCGAGTTTACAACGACTATAATATTGATCGGCTATTCGTTCTAAATCATTTAATTTAATCGATACTAATTCTTTAGTTTTATTAAATTTCTTAATCGTTATATCATACATAACTTGATACAAAATTAATAGATCTTGATATAGAATAGCTAATTCATTATTAAAATCTTTTACGTCGAGTTTCGATCCTTTTTGAATATATCGATGCTTGAATAAAGCAAACTGTGTTTCATAATCTTCGAGCGCAGAATCTAATGAACTTTCATTTAAAAATTCACCGAGAGAAAGCGATTGACTAATTAATTTTTGTTTATAATATTCTAACTTATAAACTTGATCTTTATACATTAGACACCTGCTTTCCTAAACATAATTTAAAATTAGCTAAATATGGAGAATAATTATATGTTGTCGGAATTGTTAAACCAATTTGAATACTTGAAATTGGCTCATTAATATATTCAACATAATTTTCTTTTAATGATGTCTTAGAATATTTAATAAATTTAATTCCGCGTCGATTACTATTAATAGGAACAACATTATATTGTTTACCATTAATAATTAATGTATACGTAACTTCATTTCGTAAATTATTCCTAATAAAGTCCGGAACATATTCATTACAGAATATACCGACAGCAATCGCACGACCAGATTCGATTAAGTTTGGAGTCAATCCAGTGCCGTTATTAAATTCTGTTCGACGACCTTCGACCGACGTAATACGAATAACTTTACGAGAGATATTAGGATTAATCGTATTATTAACCTTAATTTTATTATCATCAATTTTATGGCTATACATCGATAGTCTTACGAATTGTGTTGTCGGGAATACTAAAGCACCAGTACCGTATATATACGTAAAATCAGAATAACTATTATCTTGCTTATTCGGAACGATATCGCCTTCGAACGTCGTATGCCAATTTACGTTATCGTCAGATATTTCGATAGCCGTAATATGAACTTCACTTGTATCAGAGAATACGATTTCATTTACGCCATCATTAGATATTGACTGAAATGTAAGTTGAACTTGAACTGGCAAATCATCGATATTTACAATATCAGATTTATTAACAGAATCATAACTAAACAATCGGCTATATTCCCAAAATAAATTACCGATCGTATCATACATATACGATTCGTTAGACGTATCCATTAAATCTTTTTGCATAACCAAATCAGATTGTTTAGATACGATATAATCGTTACCGACAAAACCATTACCATTAATATTAATTAAGCGTAAAGTAGCTTTTTTCTCATTAACTTGAGAAGCTGTTATACAATTACGATATTGATATAATGTAGATTTAATTGAAAAGTTATTAACTGTTAACGGGATGATCGTATTGAAGTCTGTTATATTTCCGCAAATCATATTAACGTCTTTAACACGTTCTTCTTCGGCCTGAATCTTTTCGTCGATACTTTTAATACGTTCATCGACATCGTACATTAAATTTTCGATTTCGCTTACATTATCGATGACATTCATACTAAGATTTAAAATATCGAACGACGTTTCAAGAACGTTCTGGTTAACGTTATCGTAAGATATTTCTTCTTCGTCATTAATATAATAAGGTTCGAATAATGGTTGATTCGGACTTAATAACGATTTCTTTTTGTATATATCAAATTTTTTATCGTCGGCTAATGCTTGAAGATAGGCTTGTCGGACAGTCGTATTTTTTAAATCTTCCATTCGAGTTTTCCTCCATGAGCATTAATAATAATATTTTCAATCTTCACAGGCATATTACCGACATATACATGTTTAATAATCTTTAAATAAATCTTATCGCTATCGACTGTAATACGTTTTCCTTCAATCGGTACGTACGATACGATTAATTCTTTTTTATTATTAGCAATCTGATTGTCTATTACATTACGATCATTTTCAAAATCTGATAACGTATTATATGTATTATATAATACCATACCATCTTTCGTTACTTCGTTAACAATAACAGGAGTTGTTTTATTAGCTTGAAAACGTAATGGTAATTTTAAATATAATTTTTCATATATCACTTGTGATTGATTATATGGAATAATAGGCTTTTCTTTATTATTATCAATAATAGAAAATTCAACACTATAATAATCTTCTTTACGTTGTTGATGTAACGATGTATTTAACGTAACATAATCACATTTACCTATTTGAATTAACTTAGATATTGTGCCAGATGTTAGTGTAGCATTATCGTATTTCAAATTTAAATTATTGATACCGAATTTATAATTCGTAATTTGTGTATTAACAATATCAGATTGATTAGCTTTACGAGCTGGAATCGGATGGCTAACAGTACTAATTGTATCTTTATCGTCTAAAACAATACCAATATCTTTAACGGTAAGTTTTTGACTAATCTTAGTTTCTTCGGCCATCGTTTTCTCCTAAATATTTCGTAACATCGTTTTTGTAATAAATTTCAGCCATCTGCTGTTCTTTTGCTTTTTCAGAATTTTGACTAATCGAAAAATCTCCGTAAAAATCATTATCCATAAATCCTTTCGAATGATTAACTCTTACAGATTTAGATTCAGTCGAAGGATTTCCAGATTTTAACGTAACGACTATTAACGAAACTTCTTGTGGTTTAAAATATGAATTAAACTGATATTCTTGAATCGAGTTATTAATCGTAAAACTACCGACACAATTAATTAAATCGCATGTTACGATATTAATAATAATCGGTTCTAATAGTTTAATAATAAATGTACCGACTTTTGTATTATTCTGAGTAATAGCATTTTTAGAAAAACAAATAACGGCAGACCCATGTTCTTTATCAATATCGACAGAATATGGTTCGACCGCCGAGATATTTTTAAATAAATCGATTGTACCAGATTGCATCGTAACATAATCGACAGTACTAATTGCATTGCCAGTTCGATCTAATATATCTTTACTAGAATCTAGTTCTACATTATATGTAATAAAATTTTTATCTTGATATAACGAATAATTCTTTTCTAAGTTTAATAATTTGTCATTAATATCTTTATACTTTTTATCTATAGTGTCGTTAACATATTTTACTAAATAATCGTTAGCGTCTTCTAATACTCTAATATTTTGAGTGATATTATTTAATGCTACTTCGACGCCATTAAAAAATGTATTAAATTCTTCTGAATCCATAATCTTCGAAGGATCGAGTTGTGGAATATCGATACCCTCTTTTAATATATTTAATTGTTCTTGAAAATCTTTGTTATCTACGATCATTATATTTCCTTAGACAGCAAAAAAGCCGAGGGCATAGCCCCCGGCATATATTATTAAATTATTCGAAATCAGAAGCAAAGCTTACTGTAATCTCTTTAAGAGCGCCCATTTGTTCTTGTTTAGTAACATCACTATTACTTAATTCAGGATTTTCCCAGTATACTTGTACTTCGAAATCGTTATAATCGACTATACTTTGACCTTCTTCATATAAAGGAGCTTCAAAGATAAGTCGATCGCTTACACCGTCGGCATAAGAGTGGACATCTTTAACGACTTCTGTTAACGGAAGAATAAAACGTTTAAATTGACCTTTGGTAATAATACCATCTTTAAACTTATATTCTCTTGCTTTAATAGCTACGACATAACCGATACGATAAATCGGATCGTTATTATTTACAAGAACCGGAGTTGTAAATGTTACGTCTTCATTATTAAAGCCTTTAACCTTAGAAATGTTTTCACCGATAACAACATCGACTGGCATAGAAATATCTGTTTGATCGCCACGACGAAGTTCCATCGGTTTATTAATTTCAGTCTTAAGACTTAACTCATGCACTGAATTAATTGTAACATTTTTTGCATTTCGTTTCAAGTTTACGGCATCGGTCGTAAATAATGACGGAGAGCTTAATGTACTTGCTTCGTATAAACCTTCACGTTTAATTCTTAATTCGACTCTAGCTTTAGAAGCATGTTGAAGTCGACGATTATATACGTGAGCAGAATATAAACCTTCGTTAACAGGACTTGGTTGGTTTGTTAATTTTTGTTGTGTTCTAAATAAGAAATATAAATCAGATTTCTTAGTTTCGTCACTTTCTGTTAGAGCATGAGTTACGGCTACGTCAGATTTGCGTTCGTAGTTATAGAAAATATTATTTAACTGAAGATCGTTTTTATTATGATTAATTAATTCGATTTCATAATAATTTTCTGTATTAACTTCCATAAATTCTACGATCAAACAATAACGCGTAGGATCTTGATAGTAGTTATCTGGAATAATTGGATACTTACCATCTTGTTGGAAACTAAATTTTACGTATTGACGTTCGACTGTAGCACTAACTGCTTTAGGTTGAGTCTTAGCAAAGAATTTAAATTTATCGTCGTTATTAGCTTGAGAAGATTTATAGGCAGCTTCCGCTTGCTGACCATTCTTAAATAAATCAACATCTCGAGCATCAATTAAATAACAATTAATAGGACCAGGATTACCATATGCTTTAATACACAATTCTACAGTTTTTAAGAAGCCAGCTTTACCTTCACTAAACTTAAGAGTTGTGGCATAACCAAATCCAGGTTTCATCATTTTAACAAATTCACGATTAGTATCGTCAGTTTCACCAGATGCATATTCTTCATCACCCATTACTGTTTCTAATGGTCGAGCGAACAAAAAATCACCATTAAATACAGCGCCATAGGATTTAAATACTTGATAGTATTCTGCATTTTGAAGGATAACGCTATTAGCAATATTACGATCTAACGTTAATTTAAAATTAGCTTTATCGACAGCTGCGACTTGACGTACGCATTGCAATCCTGTAACACTATTAACAATCGCAATAAAATCATACTGAGAGAATTGATCCATATCAGTATTAGCCGGGAAGATCAAAGACTTACGATCTGTTTGTACAGTATTTTTAGTATTAGCTAATTCTTTATTTAAATGTACTTGATTAAAATTATGGAAACAATCATAATAACCATCGTAATAACCGATGTCTTTTACGTAACCATTTTTGGCAAGTTGACCACGAAGCTGATACAATTCATCACGAAGAGCTAAAATATCGTCGCCAAATTTTTTCTTAATATTTTCAGTTCTTGTCGTTAAGCTATTACCTTTCGTAACTGTCATATAGTCAGCTGCAGGTTTACCGCCTAACTTAAGAGCATTATTTACAGTTTCTCGATCACCGTCAATACTTACAGCGATGTGGTCGGCAGGAATACTGCCGACTTTATCTACATCTTCTGCTTTAGTATCACTATGATCTGTACGATAAACCAGATTACCTTTTGCGATGACTGTTTCGGTCACAGCATCCATATCGATCTGATTTATTGTAACTTTAGTTAAATCTTGTGCCATTATGTTCTCCTAAACACGATAATCATAAGTGATATAATGTTTTATACTCGTTGTATATTCAGATTTACCTGTACGTTTTTTCCAAGCTTCCATTTTATCAGGATTTTCATACA